GGCTGATCGAGGAGGGGCGCGGCTAACCCCCCAGCGCACCCCCCAGGGGGGTAAACGTGCAGGTCAGAGCCGTTTTGCTAGAGCTTAGCTAACTCTAAGCGACGTGCTTAGTCACACGGTTAACGGCGTTAAGGCTTAGCATCACCGCAGGTCAGCCGGCCTTTTGGCATTGCCATTCGTAACAATGCGATAGGCTTTGGCTAGCAAACCCCTAAGCGTGTTAGCTGGACGCTAAGCGGGGGCATGGTACAGGGCGTGTAACCCATTGTCAACCCTAACGGCGTGTCGTCCTAACGGCGTGTCCGTTCCCTTAGGTGTCGCTATGCGTGTCCCTGTGCCTAAGGCTTAGGTGTGCTTAGTCGCTGCCCTAGCTATGTGCGCTCCTGGGCGCTGTGCTGCCCTGTGTGCGTGTGCTTAGCGTGTCCCTTAGCGCTTACCCGCATATGTGGGTTATTGGCTCCTGGGCGCATATGGGCGCTATTCGCATATTCGCTATTGCGACATTCCCGCGCGCTGTGCGTGTGCCTATCGCTAGGCGTGCTGTGTGCGCTTGTGTGCTCCGCTGAGCGCTTACCTATGCGTGTGTATGGCTTAGCGCTGTGCGTGGCTCCTGTGCGCTCCTGGGCGTGTGTGTGGTGTGTCCCTGTGCGCTGTGCTGAGCGTGTGCGTGTGTGGTGTGTGTAGCGCTGCCCTGTGTGGTGTGTATGCGTGCTGTGTGTGTGCGTGCTCCTGGGCCGCTGTGTGTGGTGTGTGCGTGTGTGTGGTGTACGTGTCCCTGTGCGGTGTGTGTCGCTCCTGGGCGCATATACGGCGCTATGTGTATGCGGTGTCCCTGTGCGTGTGCTCCTGGGCGCTGGGCCGCTGTGCGTGTGCGGTGTCGCATGGCTTAGGCGTGCTTAGGCAATCGCGCGCGCTGTGCTTATGCCGCGCTACTGGGCCGCGCTGCCGGAGCTGCTTGGTTGTGCTCCTGGGCGCTGCCCTTAACGGCGCTTAGCGTGCTTAGCGCTTAACGCTCCTGTGTGCGTGCTCCTGGGCGCTTCGCGCGTGTGTGTTGCGTGTATCGGTCACGGCGTGTAACTTCGCTCCTGTCACCACACACACCACACCACGGAGGTAAGCAGAATGTTCTACATGGATAGCGCGGAGCAGGTAGCTCAGGACATTGCAGACATGCACAGCGCATACATGGACGATTACGCGGAGCACCGCGCGGACACGGATTACAGCGCTGACGAGATTGCCGATATGTACGCGTGGCAGGAATCGGCGCTAATGGTTGCCGGTGGTAGCGCCGTGCCTAGTGACATTGGCGCGCGCGCTGAGTTGATTGCACATATCGCCGGATACTGACCACACACACCACGGAGGTAACGAACATGGACGCAATCAACGTACGTACTGAGCGCTTTGTGTCACGGCGCGCGCTGGCGCTCCTGGCGCTGTGCGTGCTCCTGGGCGCTGCCCTTGCCGCGCTGGCGCTGCACGGTCCTACGGCACACGCGGAGGTAATCCGCTGTGTTGTGTGGCAGGACTCAAGCGGCAATGTGTACGCGGACGATTGCCAGCGCTACAGCGACTAGCACCGCTGCACACAGGGACCCGGTTGGCTACGGCTAGCCGGGTCCCTTGCTTTGTGCGTGTGTTCCTGGGCGCTGAGCGCCGTTCTAAGCGCCGTTAGCGCGCTGGCGCTTGTCAGCGTGTGCGCTAAGGCTCCTGGGCGCTCCTGGGCGCTCCTGTGTTCCTGGGCCGCGCGCGGTGTCGCGCTCCTGGGCGCTGGGCGCTAAGCGTGCTTAGGCGTGCTGCCAGGTCAGTAACCAAGCAGCTCCGGCAGCGCTGGGCCGCTCCTGGGCCGCGCGTGCTCCTGGCACACCGCTACGGCGCTAAGCGACACACCGCTAAGGACCCTTAACGCGCTGGTCAGCGTGCTACCGGTCACGGCGTGAAACTTAGGACTTGTGCTTACCGGTCACGGCGTGTAACGTCGCTCCTGTCAGTCACCGCAGCGCCTAACCAGCGCCAACCACGGAGGTCCCAAATGAGCATCGAAACCCTTACCAAGGTCAGCATCCGCGCTATGCGCTCCGCTTGCCCGAAGTGCGGCAACGCTGGGCCGTTCTACGCGGCTACAGACCAGAACGGCGCGGAGCACCGCGTTATCGCCAATAAGGCAACGCTGAACGTCGCACAGGGCGAGTCGCTGCCGCTGAGCTACCTGCACGTCTGCACGGAGCAGACCGGTACGCACAACGGCACGGAGGTCCCCGCTCCTGCCCCTGCACAGGACAACGGCAGCGATTCCGAGATTGTCCCCGCTCCTGCACAGGGCAACGGCGCTGGCAGCGCTGACGAAATGGCCGCGCTCCGGGACCTGCTTTTGAAGGTTCTGGGTACTCCGCAAATCGACGCTGAGCAGGTTAAGGACATTGCCCGCGAAGTTATCGAAGGTGTGGTTATGCCTGAGCGGACGATTGTGGTTGCCGATAACGAGACGCGCGAAATTGACGGCGTGACTCATAAGGACTTCGACAAGCTGCTTAAGGCAATCGCCGCGCGTCGTAACGTGCAGCTTGTGGGTCCTCCGGGAACCGGTAAGACTCACGTTTGCGCCCAGGTTGCCGAAGCGCTGGGTATCGACTTCTACAGCATTGGCTACCACCTGCAAAGCACCGCTTCGGAGCTTAAGGGTTACATGTCCGCTACCGGCGAATTCGTTTGGACCGTTGTTTACGATTGGGCGACTAACCCTAATGGCGGTGTCCTGCTTAACGACGAATTGGACCGTAGCCACGCGGGTATTCAAGCGGCGCTTAACTCACTCCTGAGCAACCGGTGGATTACGTTCCCGAACCGTGAAACCGTCAAGCTGACCGATAAGCACGTTATGGTTGCCGCTACTAACACTTGGGGCGACGGTCCTACTTGGGAATTCCCGGCAGCGCAGAAGTTCAGCGCGGAATTCAAAGATCGCTTTGTGGCGATTTGGTGGGACATTGACGAGAACATCGAATTGCAAGCGGCGCTTGCCGAAGGTGCTCCGGTTGACGTGACTAAGCGCGCCGTCGCTTACGTGCAGCGTGTCCGCGCCAATGTCAAGCGCGAAGCAATCGCCGGAGTTGTCGTGTCCCCGCGCGCTTCGCAGAACATGGCCGCGCTCCTGGCGCAAAACGTCGATTGGGACGACGCCGTTGCATGGACGCTCCGTAAGGGCATGGACGCTGCCGCTTGGGGCAAGGTCAGCGCGTAGCGCTCAGCACCGCACAGGGACCCGGTTGCCGCTCAGGTAGCCGGGTCCCTTGCTGTGTGGCTCCTGGGCCGCGCTCCTGGGCGCTGTGTGCGCTCCTACGGCGCTAGCGCGTGTGCTCCTGGGCGTGTGTGTGCCTAAGCGCGCTACGGCGCTCCTGGGCGCTCCTGGGCGCTGGCGCTGCCGCGCTCCTGGGCGCTCCGCTCCTGGGCGTGCTGCCAGGCGTGAAACCAAGCAGCTCCGTCGCGCTCCTGGGCGCTGGCGCTAAGGGTCCCTAAGCGCGCTTAGCGATTCCGCTTGCGTGCTCCGGTCACGGCGTGTAACGTGACACGCACACCGCACCACACACCACGGAGGACACCATGCGCGCCAACCAGAACGGCAACCATGCGAGTCTGTTCTTTGACTCGCTGACTGAGCTAATCGACTTCAATGCTGCCGGTAAGGACTACCGGTCAAAAGAAATGCAGGAATACGGCAATCACAGCTTCTACGGCGCGCGCGATATGCAGCACGCCTACGAAATTGCGCGTAAGGGACTGCCCAGCGCTGGACTCGCTGCAATCAACTTCGCAAGCGCCACACAGCACGATATGCCGCTTAAGACTGTCAGCTTTGATAACTACATGGACACCGCTGGCGCTTACGTCGATATGGGCCGCTACGTGTCCGGAGAACCTGAGTGCATGGTGGCTTACGAATTGGCAGAAACGGAGCAGGTTCGGCCAATCATTACGCTTGTGGTCAGCGTGTCGCATAACGCTTACATCACTAGCGAGTCCATTGAACGGCGCGGACGCGCGATTGTGGCGCTTATCCAAGCAATCGTTACAACCGGCGCTCAGGTAGAAGTCTGGACTGACGACCAAACGCGCGCTAGCGGTGTCACTTGCCGCACCGCTGTAAGGCTTAAGACTGCCGGTGGTTTGTTTGACGTGTCCGCGTTTATGTACGCGCTAACCCACGATTCTTACCTTCGCTCCGTGATGTTTCACACCATGCATCACTTGCCCGCGCGCTGGGTTAAGGCAATTGGTTGCCCTAGCTCTTACGGCGCTGCCATTACTGGCGCGACTCACATGGAAGAATTTCCCGAAGGTGCGATTTACATTGACTCGCTGACTGACAACCGGGACCCCGAAGCGTGTACGCGTAAGGTTCTCAAGCGGCTAGGTCTGCTCAGCGAATGAGCACCGCGCTACGGCGCATAGGACCCGGTTAGCACCGCGCTAGCCGGGTCCTTTTGCGTGTGCGCTCCTGGGCGTGCTCCTGGGCCGCGCTCCTGTGTGCGCTCCTGGGCGCTTAGGTACCGTCTATGCGGCTAAGCGCCGTTAGTCGCTCAGCGTTAAGCACAGCGCCGTTTCTGGGCCGCTCCGCTCCGCGTGCTGCCGGTACCGGCTAGCCGCTGGGCGCTCCTGGGCCGCTGGGCCGCGCTGGCGCTCCTGGGCGCTCCGTTGTGTGCGGTGTCCGCTTGCGTGTCCCTACGGCGCTCCTGGGCGCTCCTAACGCGTGCTTACGCGCGTGGCTCCTGGGCGCTGTGCTCCTGGGCCGCGCTAGGCGTGCTGCCAGGTGACAAACCAAGCAGCTCCGTCGCTCCTGGGCCGCTCCTGGGCGCTAAGGCTCCTAAGCGTGCTTAGCGCTCCGCTCCGCGTAACCGGTTGGCACTACCATGCTGCTCGTATCCGCTCCGCGCTCCTGGGCGCTTACTTGCCTAGCCGCGCTGCCCAGTAACTAGCGATAAGCGCTGTGTTAGCCGCTGCCAGCGCTGGCGCTGCCGGAGCGCTAGTAACAGTTGCGCCTACTGCCATAGCCGTACGAATAGCGCGCAATAGGGACCAATATCCGCCAGCGCCATAAGCACGCGCGGCGCTCCTGCCATATTTGCGCTCATACGCTTTAACGGACTTAGCGAAGTCACCTAAGGCTTGCTCAGGTCCCTTACCGTCTATTGCTTTGTCGGTAGCGTTAGCGCCGTTTACAAAGTCGTCCTTAGCGTCGTCCTGCAAACCTAAGTTCTCTGCCGCTTCGGCAGCGTTAGGCGTGTCCGCTTGGTTGTCTACCGCTGCCCTATCGTTAACCAGATCAGCGGTCAAATTAGGGTCCGTTAGGGGATTAGGGGATGCTCCCCCGCCGCGTCCCCCGCCGCCGCGACCTCTGCCCATTAGCTAACTCCGTCCCGTTTGGTGTGTGCTGCTCGGTTCCGGCCCAGGCCAGCCGCCCCTTAGCGCCTAACGCGAGGTCAGACTATCCCTTAGCCCGATCCGGCCCGCCTGCCGTGGGTGCTGCTCGGTTCCCGCCCGCGCCTAAGCCCCTGACCAGGCACGACGCCCGACCGCCCGCGCGCCCCCAAGGATTGCGCTATTGCGGTTTAGAGCGTTTGGATTCCGAGCAGCAGTCACCGCATGAAAAGTGTGTGTTGACACTGCCGGTCACGGCATGTACGTTATTGCCATGACAGCAGGAAAGATCATCTGGGTTTCACCAACGGGATTGACATTGATGCACCAGGCCGAGGACGGCTCTATCAGCTACTCATTCCCGTCTGAGCCGCACCCGCAGCCCAAGGTGCGCCTTGCACCCACGAAATCCAAGGTCGGCCTCAAGTCACTCGCCAATGCCGCAATGAAGGGAGCATGACATGTTGGACTGGCAGCGCCAGGCGCATGAAATCTTTGTGACCGCTGTGCTTGCACTCGTCACCGGAGGACTACCCACCGTGGGTACCTGCCAGTGCGGGAACCCCAAGCACGCGCCCCTGTTCGGTATCGCCTACCCGAAGGGAGCGTGATCATGGCCGCGTTCGCAAACTGGCTGGACACCTACCTAGACGAGAAGGGCATTGATCCGGAGGACCACCTGTTCTCCTGCGACACGCCCGGCAAGTTCTGGTCTACCCACATGGTGCCCATGCCTGTGGTCGTGCTCGCGGCCAAGTCCGTGTCTGCTGCGGAGCAGTTGATCATTAAGAACACGCTGGTCAGGCTGGATTTTCTCAACCAGGACCCGTTGCCGTACTTCCGGCACCTGGCCCAGGCTATCGCGGAGTCGTGGGAGGAAACGCCTGAGCAGGCGTGATGTGCCCTACCCTGTACGTGGGAGGGCCGAGCGGGTCGCCCAAGCCAGGGTGGCCCGCTAAGTCACTTACTAGGGAGTTCTTACGAATGGCTAACGTCCTTAACAACATTCCCGACAGCGCCGCCGCGCTCATGTTGGCCCAGGAGCGGCAGAAACTTACTAACGAGCGCATCCGGCTAGTGCAAGAAATCACTGCCCGGCAGAAGCGAATAGATCACATCGACACACGACTAAGGCAGGTAAGCGACGGTGAACGTGTACTCTCCGAGCGTGACTACTGACGCCACATTGTCGGACATACGCGAGCGCGCGGAACAAATCACGCGCGACATACTCGCGCTTTACCAATGCGTAAGAGACGCTAAGGACAATGGCTACTCTTATAACGAGCTTGGTAATGCAACCGGCTTCCCGCGTGGAACATTGCAGAACGTGTTAGTCGGCAAGACCCCGCGCTTTTCGGTGTCAGAAGATTTTTTTGACTGAGGGTTGACACGTATCGGTCACGCCGTGTAACGTAGTCGGCATGAGCAAGCAGACAGACCTCCGAGCACTGGTCATCAGCCCCGACGACACGATGGAACTCACGGACATTGCCCGCGACGGAGAACTCCGCGCACTACAGGGCTACGTGGGTGGCTACATCGAAGGCGTCTACGGCTGGACACGCGACCCGGAACAGTACATGGCTGACGTGACCTTTTTCTGCAACGAAGAGGGTAAACTTCGGAATCAGCCCGTCAACGTCAAGGCGACGGCTCTGTGGTGGAGCCTCAACGCTGACGCGAGGGGCGTCGATCACCTGCGCGGTGTGGTTGTGGTGACTGGCGGCGCAGACGGCAACGGAGACACCCTCTCCGTGCCCGTCAAGGTGGTCGAAATGGTAGAGCGGGCCGGGGACCTTTAACGGGTCCCCGGTCTGGCTCCCACAAACTCTCTCTCAAATCATTCCTGCGGAAAGCAAAGGTGGCTTAATCATGCGTACTTACCGGACGACCGAAGAGGACGGCACGAAGCGCTCCGTGGTGCTGTTCGACAGCTTCACTGACCTCGTTGACCACAACCTCAAGAAGGATCACCGCTCCGCACACATGCAGGAGAACGGGCCGAGCTTCTACGGCGTGGAGAACATGAAGCAGGCCGACGACCTGGCGCGTAAGGGACTCCCCCGCGAAGGTGTGTCCGCTATCAAGATTGCACACAGCAAGGTAGCCCAGGTGGCCGGTGAGCTTCACCGCGACGTGTACCAGGACATGTACGACGTGGCCGGTGGCTACGTGGACATGGGCCGGTACGTGAGCGGCGAGCCGGAGTGCATGGTGGCTAGCGAAATGATTGAGGAACCCGGTCAGAACAAGATCGTTGCCCTCATCATGAACATCACCTACAACTGCATGATCAGCGCTAGCGCCATTAAGGAAAACGGCTTAGCAATGATGGCTCTTGTTGAGGCAATCGAAACTCAGGGTATGCAGGCTGAAATCTGGGTGGACATGAACGTTAGCGGCTACGGCGACGTTAAGTATTACGCGCGGACCGCTATCAAGCTCAAGAGCGCCGGGCAGGCGTTCGACGTGTCAACGTTTATGTACGCACTAACGCACGCCTCATTCCTGCGGGCGCATATCTTCAATGCGATGCACACGCACGAAGCGGACGTGCGCCGGGCGTGCGGTATCCATCCGCGCGGCGGCTACGGCTCCTGCGTCAACAACGCTTCGGACATGGACGACTTTCCCCCGTACAGCATTTACATTCCGTGCATCACGCGGGATGCCCAGGCGGGCAAGTTCGTCCCCATGATTCTCAAGCAACTTGGCCTCATGCAGGCGTCTTAACGTCACAGTGACAAAAGGAGGTAGGGCCGTGGACTGCACGGATTACGGCAACGACGAGTACGGACCCTGCTCAGGGCCGGTGAGCGAGTATCTGGCGCTCTCCGGCTCTGGCCTCCGGTACCCGCGCTGCGAGCGTCACTACGCGCTGTACGTCGAACGCGTGCAACCGCGCATGGACGAAATACGGGAGCGGTACCCCGATACCGATATCGCGCCGTCGTGGTTCGATCCGACCTACGCCGGAGAACGGTGGAACGAAGATGACTAAGGACGTGTTGGTTAACGGCTTAAGGTCAGTGCTCATTGAGTACCGGTCCATTAAGGCCGTACCGGAGGTTAAGCGTAGGCAAGCGTTAGTAGGCGTGGCCGCTGGGCAGATGGCCGACGCGATCTATGACGCGATCCATTTCCTGACCACCGACGAGGAATCGCGCGTGGCCGAACTGGAAGCCGAGCTTAGCGAGCTTAAGGAACAGTTAGCGGAAAAGGACCGCGAGCTTTCCTACTGGTCAAATCGGTAGTTGACACTCGCGTACACCGCGTGTACGGTAGAGATATGAGCAACGAAACCAAAGAGCAGCAGATCGAAAGCATCATGGAGCTTCTGAACGCTCCCGTCGAACCGCTGCACCCCGACCTCCAACGACACATGGTGGACACCGGCGTATTCGGACCCATGCTCAAGCACCCGCTGGTGTTCGCCATGTTCATGCACGAAAAGGAACACGCGCGCCTCAACGCTCACTACGAGTACAAGCGCCGCGCCTTAGCGGACGCCATTAAGGCCCGTAAGTGGAACACCGCCGTATTCCTGCACGAACGCCCGTACCGGCTGGACGCGTTCGCGGCCATCGCCCACAACATGACCGACGAGGAATACTGGTCGCTCCTGGGCCGCATCTGGACCGACAGCGAGAACATCTATGAGAACCGCTGGGAGTGGGAGGACTTGCTTACCTGCGAGCGCCCCGACCGCCACCACATCATGTCCGACGAGGAACAAGAGCTACTAGCCATGCTCCCCGAGACGGATATCCCCGTCTACCGTGGGTACCGGGAAGAGGGCGGCGAGGACGGCCTATCATGGACCCTGTTCAAGGCCCGCGCCCGCTGGTTCGCTAAGCGCTTCCACAACGAGGGCGACGACACTTGCCCGCGCATCGTTAGCGGAACCGTTAACCGTGATCAGGTTATCGCGCATTTCACTAACCGCGACGAAATGGAAATCGTGGTCCTGCCGGAGCACGTTAACAACTGGAAGGTGGAAGAGGTCTAAGCGTGAAAATCCGAGTACGTTTCGGTATCGAAGGTCAAACCGATCACGACGACCTAACGGGCGAACGGTTAATGGATTACCCGCCCCGCGTAGGCGACCACATTTACAAGCACGGAGTGTATTTAGCGGTCGAACATGTCATCTGGACATTCGACGTGGACTCCAAGTGCGACGTGATTGTCCTCTTAGCCGCCCCTGACCTGGACGAAGCCAGAAAGTTCTTTCAGAGTGGCGACGATTACGTCTGATACACTCGCACCGCCGCGCTAGCTCAGTTGGTAGAGCAGCTGACTTTTAATCAGCGGGTCCGGGGTTCGATCCCCCGGCGCGGTACTTAAGCTCCCCCAGCAGGGGTCGAACCTGCGTGACCACGTTAACAGCGTGGCATCCTGCCCTTAGATGACAGGGGAACGGCCCTACCCATTTGAGCATCGTAGAGAGGCTTGGGTAGGGGCTAATACTATTTCGGACGCATCTGCTTATCGTTCTTAACCCAACGCGGGCGGCGCTTCGGAAACTTATCCGGCACCTTCCCAACGTGGAAGTAGTTCTTAGTGACCTCTAGCTGCTGGCGCTTAACGCGCACCGCGTAGCCCTGGTCCTCATTATCCGAGAACACGTCCGACTTCTTAACGCGGACCTCCACCACATGATCACCAAACGGTGAGTGATGCGAGTCCAGCTTAGTGCTAAGGAATACCCAGTCACCGCGCGAGCCAGCCTTAAAGCCCTCTTTAGCGATAGCCTCCGCAGCCTCAGCCGAGCGAGCGCGATGGTAAAGCGTCACATAGTCAGGATCACGCCGCGACCGGTAACCCGTACCGGCTGGCGACCTACCCCGACCCATTAGCGGCCTTAAGCATCTTCCGGCGCATATCCCAGAACGTCGGGTACTCGCGCACAGTCGGCAGGCTCAGCGAGTCCGGTACATGCCGGAGCTTCCCGTAGGACAGGATCGTGGACGGCTGCACGCGATCCACAAGCTCGCGGAGTCCGTCAACGAATATCTGAACGTCCTCCGGCTTCTGCCCCATACCGAGCGCTGAGAGCGCCACAGTGCCGCCCTGCGGTATCCCGTCAAAGACGAACTCAAAAGTCTCTGAGCGTGCCCAGCAGACGGTAGGAATGACCTTCACGCCCTGGCTCTGCCAGTAGGCACCGCACCAGCGGGTCCGGTACGTGTTCCAAACCTGCGCCACACGCGGCATGTCGTAGTAAATGGAGAAGTTCGGCTCTAGGGCACCACCCACGTCCAAAACTCGCCCCACGGTCCGCTCAGGGCTGCTAAACGCCGTCTCAAACCTGTAGTCGTCCAGAAAGAAGTGGACCGCGCCGTTCTCCCGAGCCGCAGCCTCGCGCTGGCGTGGCATGTGCCAAGCGCCCAGCACGTCCGGGACCCAATCGCAGCGCTCTAGATCAGGGATGCCCTCGCGGGAGCTTGACGGGAAGATCGCGCGCAGATTGAGCACGTCGAACTTCGCCGGAGCCTCAGACCAGAACTTAGAACTCCGTGTGCCGTAAAGGCTAAGAACCCCCGACACACAGACCACCCCCAAGTAAGTCAACGTGAGTACGTAAGAGAGCAGCGCATGTACCCTGACGTGCATGAACAAGTCAGAAATGGCGCTCGTAGCTAATGCCGCGGTCGTACTCCGTAAGCACGAACACACAGAACTAGCAAGCGAAATGGAACAGGTGCTCATCCGAGAACTGATCGGCACCAACGGAACCCAGCCGACACCGGCTAAGCCCGCTAAGCTAACGGTCGTTTCCTCAACACCCAAGCGGCGCAAGCGCAAAGCCGTACGCCGGGTGCTAGACGAGGCAACCCTTGAGAAGATCGCCAAGGCTTACAACGACTCAGAGACAGGCGGCAGGACCCAGGCCGTAAGCAAGGCCATCGGGTGTGCGCCCAAGTCTGTGGGCTACTACGTTGGCCGCGCCCGGCAAGCCGGATACATCACCTAAGTACCCCCGGCAGGAGTCGAACCTGCGACCCGCCGATTAAGAGTCGGCTGCTCTAACCATCTGAGCTACGGAGGCGTAGCGGCGCTGCCCACCCAGGAGTCGAACCTGGAACCTCCCGGTTCAGAGCCGGGCGCAACTGCCAAATTGTGCTAGCGGGCAATAAGGGCGCTAAGCGAGCCATGAACGTCGGTAACGTCCGGAACCCAACGGTCCGTCGTAACCGTGAACGTCTGGTCATTGACCGTGATCTGTTCCTCGCTGGAAGCCTTAATCAGGAGCGCCCCAGCCTGGCCGTTGAACTCGTCAAGCAGCGACAGCACCACATCGTCAATCTCGCTCTGCGTAGCGGAGCCGTCCAACGTGGCCGTCCGTTGCAGCATCCCGTCAGCAGCGACAACCAGAATCATGAAAGTCATTAACATTCCCCTCTAAGTTGGTGGCTTAAGCACGGAGTTGAACCGTGATCGCCCGGACCACAACCGGGGGCTTTACCATTAAGCTACTTAGCGTAGTTCCGGGGAGAGTCGAACTCCCAAACACCTGATTCTAAGTCAGACGGCTTTGCCAGTTTGCCTACGGAACCGCAACCCGGACAGGAGTCGAACCTGCAACCGGTGGCTTTGGAGACCACTGCTCTACCAGTTGAGCTACCGAGCTAAGAGAGCACTAGACAGGAATCGAACCCGCGTGATCCTGCTTGGAAGGCAGGCACCCCGCCAACAGGGGTAGCTAGCGCAAGAGGCCCGTTTGCATAACACCGTGGAGCCATACAGCGACCGGGTATAGGTCAGTGTTACGCAACCCCCGGCAGGACGACAGTTATACGAAAGTTCTGCAACGATCCCTTTCAGTCGGTAGGGACATAACCGAAGGCCACTAACCGTGAGGCTAGCGTGCGCCTTACCTATGGCACGTCGGACACGGATCAATAACCGTGAACGGCGCAAACTCATCATCCGGCCAGAACCCGCCGAAGGTAGCCATTCGATTAACTACCCAGCCATTAAGGTCTGACCACTCCCACTTCCGGCCTAAGCGGTCACGGTAAGTGGACTCTTTATCAAGCTCAATCATGTCTGGCTGGAAGGATTTGAACCTCCGACCCCCTGAATCCAAATCAGGCGCGCTACCAAGCTGCGCTACAACCAGATGCGTAGTTGCCCTAACGCGTATGGGCTTCTGCTAGCAATTTGAACGGGGGACTACGGCTCCCAGTTAAAATGCGTGCCAGTCCGGGCTAGCAGTCCCTACGCGGACGACACGCGGTAATTCCTTATTCGCTGACCGCGACCTCAATGCCCTCAGGCTCAGGCTCCGGCGCGTCCTGCTTAGCGGGGCGACCGCGCTTAGGCTTCTCAACCTCTGCCTCTGGTTCAACCGGCTCAGCCTTAGGCCAAGCGTTACGGTCCCGAAGCTCCTGCACAGCGCCGCGCCGTTCCTTCTCAACTAGTACCGGGTCCATCATTTCCTCTCAATAGTTTGTTTACAGAGCCACCTAACGGAATCGAACCGTTGACCTGCGCGTTACGAAGGCGCTGCTCTACCCCTGAGCTAAGGTGGCGTTAGTTCAACCAGCCTCTTAGCGTGAATCAGCCGCGTAGCCTCAAGCTGCTCGACCATATCGGGGTGATGCTTACGGGCGTACTCAATCGCACTGCCCACCACATCGAAACTCACCGCCGACGCAACCTCCGGGGATACATCACCTGGCTTGCCCACTCTGGCGTACCTCTCGTTGAACCTCTAGCAGGGACACAGCCCGCTTAAGAAAGTGCATCGCGCCCAGGTGCCCACCGTCCGGAGCGTCCACCGCGAAGCACGGCAGATCGCCATACTCACGCCGGTACAAGCTCTCGGCAGTCTCAAAGCACGACTCGTAAGCCCACCCCAGGAACCTAAGCGCGCGCTCGCACTCAGCGGGCGACGGCAGCGGTCCCCAAGGGTCATATGCACTCGGCATGGAATAGCTCTCCCGATAGTTCCTGCACTTCATCACCTAGCCGGATCATGTCGTCACAGCTAAGGCACCGGCACTCAACGTCGGACTTATAGACCTCAGTCATTACCAGCGAGAATCGCCGCCACCTTAGGAGCAAGCACAAACGCCCGCGCCCAGTCCAGCAGCTTCGCGTAATCGTTTTCCTCAAGCTCGACGCCGCCAGCGCCTTGCGAGAAATCGACAGTGTTTAGCTGACCGTCAGCGTCGATGTATTGAATGATCCTAAGCTCAGCGACCAGCAGATTGCCGTCGTCCTCGCCGTTATCGGGATCGTATTCAGACATTATGCGAACCAATCTCTAGAAGTCTTATTTCTAGGCTTTATGTCGCCGTCCCCAAGCTCCTGGTTGCACTTAAGGTGCATAGGTTCAAGGTTCTTAGCAGAAGCGAGCATGTCGGAATCCGGAGGCAACTGCGACACCGGGATTTTGTGGTTAGCGGACGCGCTATACGGATTAGCCTTGCGTGCGTGCTTAGCTTCCCGACATTCGTCCCCACAAGTCAGCGGGATTAGGTGCGCCGTCTCAACCGTGAACAATGACGTGTCCACGAACTGACAGATCGGCTTTAGTTTCAGGTCGATAGCCTTACGGCACGGAGGATAGGCGCAGATTTGCGACTGCCTTAGGACGCGCCGACGCGCCCGGAGGTAATCACGCTCAGTCTTGCCAGCCCCACTCTTCTTGCGAAGATTCCCAGGCATCAGCGACCCCCTCTGCTACGGCCTGCCCATGCTGACCCTTTCCGCTCTTAGCCTCCCGATACCGGTTACGGTGAGGGACCGCTGCGTTCGACCGCCGTAGCTCCTGGCGACGACTCGCAGCGGCCTTACTCACTTAATCCACCGCTTAGCCGCCAGGTCCATGTTGAAAGCGGAGACGTTGTTCGCAAGCGTCCCCCGCTTGTTGGTAAGCAAGCTCGCCAGCATCACTTGGTAATGCTTATTCGGCTGCGCTACCGGCTTCATGTCTATTCTCCTCAAAGCACTTCATATGCCCCTGAGCGCCACATGGCTTACCGCAGTAAGCGCAGTGCATTCCCACGCACTCCCACGGCCCACCAGGCGTCAGCGACATAACCCTGCAACCCGCATGGTCACCATCCGGCCAATTGAAATCGGCAGGGTCGGTAACTGCGGTCACACCGGCCTCAATTCCGTAGTGGAGCGAACACGCTTACCGCGCGACGTGGCATTGCAGTCATTGCAGCGGTGCATCTGATAGACACCCGCGCTAGTGACGTAAGCCTTCACTCCGTCTTTCTTTAGGTTCGTGCTGTTGCACTTAGTGCAGTGCAATTCGCCGTCCTCGTTCTGCTCGTATAGAGCCAGGTTCAAGTTCGTCAGGTACGGCAAGTGATGCTCAAACAGGCGACCCGTCAGAACCACGTCATGCTCGTTGTACTCACGCATTAGCTTCTGCGCGGCCCGCTTCTCAGCGCGGGTCCCCCAACGAATGTCATGCCACAGATCAGCGCCGCCGTGATGCACCTTGCGGTCCTTAAGGACGATGCGCGAGGACCAGTCCAGCTTCATGGACATAAGCCCACCCTTGAACCAGCGCTTAACCGTCTTAATCAGGTCCACGGACTTGTACGGCATCGGGCGACCCAGGCCCAGGCGCAGGAACTCAGCCTCAAACCACTGCACGTCGAACCGGTCACCATTCCAAGTGACCACAACGTCAGCCTCGTTAAGCAGGTCCCAAGCGGACTGCATCATGCGGAGGTAGGCGTCCTCGTCGTCGTCGTCCCACGCGGACTTGAAGATCACCTTGTCCTGATCCCGCCACTTAGCGGCGAAGCAAAGGACGCGCGTCGGCTTAATCACCCGGTCAATGCCGATAAACGGCCTGAACAGGGAGAACGTCTCAACGATCGCTCGCTGCGTCTCAATGTCTAGGACCAGAACCTTAGCGCTCACGCAAACCCCCTTGGCATCTTTGCGAGCGACTTGTAGTAGTCCTCGTTCATAAGCCGCCCCGCGATTGGCCCGCCATTAATCCGGATCGTCGTATCGACGACCTGAGGCTTAGGCTTATCGGCATCGCGCTTAAGGCGCTTAAGCTCGCGCTGCAAGTACCACTGAGCCTTTTCAAGGTCCTCAATAGTCTTATCCGGGTCCTTAGCCCCAGCGCGTGCAATGTATTTGACCGCATTGCCACGGTTGAAGTTCAGATTCTCGGTAATGTCGATGACCTCAGCGCCATTCGACCAACCGTCTTTGTAGTGCGACGGGTTAATTGCATCCTTCGTGGTCAATTGCTTTTCTCCCCGCTGCCTGCATAGCGCAGAATGCCCAATGGAATGGGTCAACCCTTTGCGGCAGCGCGTTAATGACATGCAGAATCAGCAGCACCGGGAACACCCGAGCCGCTACAGGATGGTTCTGCAAGTACCGATCCCAACCCTCGCTAAGTAGCTCCCCCTCAGGCGCGCGCCACTCGTAAGCGAGAATGCCCGCGACCATGCTTAGCCACGCGATATCGGACGGCCTTAGCTTTGGCATCTGACCTCCTAACGCGAAAGAACGGACGGCCCGCTATATGACCGTCCGCTAGCGCAGCCAGAACCGCCCTCGCCTGGGCGTGCGCGCTATAGAACTTCCGGAAGCTGTGTCACCGGGGGATGGCCGCGTTCGCAGTCCAAACAAATCCGGTGACCTGATCCCCAAATCTTCGTGTTCTCGCGTGAGTAGACGTGACCGTTCCGGCAGCGATTGATCCGCGTCAGCACTTCCGGCTCATCCGGAAGCTGCCAAGTCAGATTCACCAGCCGGTTGTCCGTAGGGTCACCGTTAAGCCACCGTGGAGACGCCCCATCGGGCCGTGGACCGACGAACGCCGTCAGCACCAGCAGATGTACCGCGTACGGCCTACCGCCCGCCTTGACGCGCATACAGCCGCGCTCATCCGGCCACTGTGAAAGCTCTTTGCGGGGACCCTTGACAATGCCTTGATCGGAAACCTGAATGCCGGGCACAAGCGGAGACTCAGCCCACATTTAGATACACTTTTCCCCTCTTTAATTAAATCATGACCAAGAGTTCCCTTTAGCGAGTCGCGTTGTACGTAAGTACGTCGCCCACCCTAAAGAGGGTCCGACCATTCGCCGCCTTATGCTTGCGTATCTTGTCCGGGTACCGCTTAGCCCAATTCCTCACGTCCCATTCCGAGATACCGAACCGCTCCGCGAATTGGCGAGCGCTCAGCATTTCGTTAACGTCCACGACGGAGTTATCGGACACCCACGGCTGCCCGTAATCGGCCATCTTCTTATCGACTGTCAAGCAAGCCTCTAGGTCGATATCAGCTAAGGCCGACCGGTAGTGATCAATGATCCTCCGGTACCGGTCGTCCTTAGTATCTGACGGCCAAGGCCACTTAGACACCCGTCCGTTCGTATCGCCACCACACCTGCATCTGCTGCACGGAATCGAACGTCTTACCGACGTAATGCCACGTCTCAGACTCGCCGGGCCAGAACGCCCCTGCGTGGTCCGCAAGCTGGTAAAAGACGACGTTGCCGTTCAGGTTGTAGCGGTAAGTCTCGCCGCCCTCATGCATCACCAGGGCCAGGCCGTCACGCGACCCGGCAAGCAATGTGTAACTCATCTGAATAAGTCCCTTATCAGCACTAGTAGGCCGACAACGATGGCGGGGATGATCAGTAGAAAGAGCACCCCCACCATCGCGCCGACAAGAACGGCAGCCACTTAGCCCTTAGCGATCAGCGCCCACGAACCCTGAATGGCCGCGCTCTGCGCCGGGGATTCCTCAGCCCGGTAAGCGGGCTTGTCAACGTCGATCAGCAGCCACTTACCCGGCTCGTAGGAGAACGCGTACTGGCCCTTGCTGTTCTTACGCAGCGTGCCCACCGGATCGTTGTTGCGAATGGTGTTGATCGCCGCCAGCACCGCCGCCAGCTTCACGTCCGCGTTAGCGTGGACCTGGACGAGCGCCTTACGCGCCGCCTTAGTCTCCGCATCGCTCAGGACAACCTCATCCTCACCGACCGGCGAGTCAACGAGCTTGAACCCCTGGTCCTCAATGGACTGGAACACGGCCTCAACCGCGTCCTTAGCGTCCTTAAGGCCGAGCCGGTTGCCGAAGCCGTTCCGCTCGACGGCATCGCGCGCCGCCTTAATCGCCTTGATCTTGGACACCGGCTGCGACACCGGAGCCGCAGGCGCGAACGCGACCTCATGCGGCTGCACCGAGTACGCGCCCTGGTCCCTCAGGGTAGGAGCCTTAAAGCTCATTAAACGCCTCCAATCCGATCCACCATGCCGAAGTCAAGCGCCTGAGTGGGCGTAAGCCACACGTCCTGCCGCGTCCACAGAGCCTTAAAGCCCTCCGGGGACAACTTGCCGCCCGACCGGGCCACATAGATTTCGCCAATACGGTCGTTAAGACGCCGGTAGAAGCTCATCGTGTCCTCAAGCTCACCGATCTTGCCCGCCGTCTGGCCCGACAGTTCATGCACCATGAACCACGACTCCGGCCCAATGACGCGCTCGTCGGCAGCCTGCACCAGCACCGTCGCCATAGAGGCAGCCAGGCCGCACACATGCATGGTCAGCTTGTGCGTCCCGCCGCCCTGCAAGCTGTAGCGGGTCAGGTGCTCAAACAGGTTGATCCCCGCCAACGCCGAGCCGCCGCCCGAGTGAATCTCAATGGTCATGTCGCACGTCGGGTCGATCCGGTGCCAGAACTCCAAGTGCTGAGCGCAGTCAGCCACGTTCTTAGAGTCCACGCCACCAATGAAGTAGTGCTTACGCACCATGTCATCAGTCGCTAGGAAATGGGCCTCCTGGCGCGAAGCCTGAGCCGCGTGCAACTCCGCAAGCTCAGCCTTAGCCTTAAGCTCGCGCAGCCGGTAAGCCTTGATTTCCTCTTTGTAGTCAGTAGTCATTAAGCAGCGGCCTCCAAATCGACCTCATTGTTGTCAAGCGCCTTAGTCTCGTGTTCCAAGAACAGGGGCGACTTGGCTTTGAACACGCGCGGAATCTGACCCTCAATCCGCACGCAAATGCCCTCGTCTACCGTCTTAGCGTTGCTAAGCGGCACCGGAGCCTCGTTGAAATGCTCAGCACCCGGACTGTCGGTGAACCGCACGTCCAAGTAGTCCAACTGGTAGCCGGAAACGAAGCTCTCATCGTCTACCGACTGCGGCGCGCATTCGATCCCAGCCCAAAGCTCAGGCGTCCACTTAAGCCCAAGCGACCGGCAGAAGTCCTTAACGCCCTCCCAGGACAGGTCAGCGATAACGCCGTCCTCGTTAACCGTCGCCACCCGGTACACGTAAAGCTCAGCGGTGCCCGGCAGGAGGTTGTACGTGTAGCCCTTCTGAATCGGGGACTGGTCGTCCACCCACCCGATTAGCTCGCCGTAGACCATGAAGTTCTTAGGGATAAGCCCCAAGAGCTTCTGCCCGTAGTCGGTCCACAGATCGGACTCGTAGTAGTGGTTGTCGGTGCTCTTGCCCTTGACCACCCGACGCGAGCCGAACACATGCTCGTACTCCGTGTCCGGAGTCTTGATCCCCAGCCGGTTCACAAGGCGCTCCAAACGGCCCTTATCGCGCCGCACAGGCACGTTCCCGCCGCGCCAGCTAGTCCCATGCAACTTCTGCGTGATGACGACGTAGCGGGGCTTACGGAACCATTGGAGGTTCCGGAACAGGTGCTCCGTGTCCAGATGCATCGGGAACAACTTCTGGTCAACCCGCTGCCGAATCTTGGGCGCCCCAGCAACCGAGCCGGCGGTGCGCTGACCAGCGGGAATGTACTTACGGCAAATGACGTGGCCGTTCAGCTTGTCGAACGTGTCCCCCACCTTGAGCGTGCTCACGTCGTAGCCGGTGTAGGCCAGCGACTCAAGCGGCATCAGCAGACAGTCGGACTGGTTCTTACGGAGCCGGATCGCCTTAACCCGAGCGTTCTGCTCTAGGTAGCCGGTCTGCGTAGCGTCCTCGTTAAGGGTCGCCTCCCGGTACAGGTTGTTGGCGCTCGCATACTCATGGTCAAGCTGCGTCTCCGCGACGAACAGCACCCGGAGGTCCCCCGCCTTAGCGGAGTCCTTCTGCGTTAGCGCCTGGTACCCGAACATCGGGATACCGACGAGCTTGTCCAGCCCCGGCACCGCCTGAGGCTCAGGCAGCTTAACGATGGTCGCCGCGTAGTTAACGTTCTCCGGCGCGTCGAAGCTCACTGGTGAATCCCTTCGTGATCTTTCTTTAACTTGCAGGTCTTGCCGTACTTGCTGTACTTGCAAAGCTCGACGGTGGGCGTCCACTCTTCGTCAATGAAGCGGATGAATGGCTGGCCGCTCTCGTCAAAGCCGATTTCTGCCGCGCGCGCGCCGTAACCGTCCTTAATGAACCGGTTCCACTGCGCCTTAGCCTGGCCGGGCGTGTTGTATGTGCGGGCCGGTGGCTTACGCGCATAGCTGCCGGTATAGCTGCCGGTATCAAGCTCGCCGTCTATGTACTTAAAGACGATGAACAACCCGCTGCCCTGGCGATTGCGGTAAACGGTCACTCCCGCCACCAGCCCTTTCCGAGTTTTGGTTGCAACTGGCGGTAAGTGGCCTCAACCCGCGTGACCTTAGAGCCGTTAGGGATAGTGACCATGTGACCGTCTAAGTCGTAAATGGTGTGATTGCCCCCGCGCCGGGAAATGGTTAGTTCCATCCCCCGGACGCGAGCGGCCTTATGAATCTTCCGAACTACCTCGGAAGTCTTTTCGTGTGACATAAGAGTTTCGTGGTCCGGGGCTGGTTACCAGCCGGGACCGTCGTTAGCGGGAGCCTTAGAGCCGCCACCACTCTTACGCGCACGCACGCTCTTGCCGACGAACTCGCCGTCAATCTCAAAGACGGTCCGAGTCTGGCCGTCCTTCTCGTAGGCGCGCTGCTTAAGGTTGCCGATCACGACAACGTTGTCACCCTTACGCAGGTTCTCAGCCGCGCCCTCTGCAAGCTCGCGCCACACCGACGTACGGAGGAACACGGTTTCGCCGTCCTCCCACTCGTTCGTCTGCTTGTTGAACTTGCGGGGAGTAGACGCCACCGAGAACTGAGCGACCGCCACGCCAGAGTCCAAGAACCTCAGTTCCGGATCAGCGGTGAGGTTGCCCTGAATCTGAATCGCTGCGTTAGCCACGCTTTCTCTCTTTCGATTTCGCTAAGCAATACTCTTCGTACTGCGCTTTAGTAAAAACGGACATGCAATCACTGTTAGTGCAGTAAATGCGGTCCTCCCCCAGCCATCCCCCGAGAGTGGCTAGGTTGCAATCCGGGCAAGGGACACGCCGCCGCTCCCACACCCTTTGCAGGCCGATAATCCCGTCAGCCTTGGAATGCCAATCGCGGATATCAAGCGCGATCTCTAACCCGTCGCTAAGCGTGATTAGGTCCCGCACCAGATAGCCGTCAACGCGCACCACCAGAGCGCGCGCCTGGCCGATCAGATCAATGACGGTCATGTTCAGCGGAGACTTAGGCTCCGTGGACCCGTTACTAACCTTCGACTGCCCGACCGAGCCGGGCGTGTAGCCCTTGTAAAGCTCAAGCAGCCCGACGTAACCCGGCAGTTCGTCGTAGCACTTCTGCACGTCCTTTATGCAGCCGTCGCACAGCGGACGGAGCGCCACCAGGGCAGCGCCGTCCGACGTACGGCTAACGCACCGCTTACCAGACCGGCACCTTGGCTCAGCGCCCATAGCGCGGGAGCTTGGCCTGACCGGCGAGCCAGGACACCAGCGCGTCAACGTCCGGATTGCCCCGGTACTGAGCGATAGCGCTAATCACCTGGCCCGGCAGGTCGTACATCTTGACCCACATGCCGCGCGTGCAGCCCGCCTGAAACTTCACGCAATGGTTATCGCGGACCGGGTTGTAGGAGTAGTCCAGAGTCCCGCAGTCCAGCTTGATCTTCGTGCTAAGCAGCACCCTTATTCCCCTTAAGCAATTTCCGGCGCTCAGGCTCAGGGACACCGCCCCACACGCCCTGAACGCGGTCCAAAAAGGTGTGGTCCCGGTCCCACTCCAATGCGTATTGCAGACACGCCATCTGCACCGGGCACTGCTTGCAGATTGCAACGGCCTGATCGCGCCTGTTACGGCCTCCCGCGCCTGGGCCGGGGTGCCATAGGTCAGGGTCCTCATGGCCCTTGCAGAGCGCGCCTGGGAGGTCCGGAATGTCCATCTCCGGAATCTGCCGGGTCCGAGCACCGGACAAATGCAGAGCCTCTATGGTCACGCTGCCTCCACTTCGCGTTCACGCTGCTTTTCGATGTTCCACCGAGCGTTAGGAGTCGTCCCGCCGCGCACACCGAAGCGGAGCGTTTTGCACTTGCCGTATTCCTCAACCAGCGCGTCCTCAAGGCACTCAGCCTTAACCGGGCAGAGGTTGCAGACTTGCCGCGCGAGCGAAACGCCGTGACCCTTTTCCGGAAAGAACAGATCGGTGTCTACCTGAGCGCAAAGCGCGTCATGCCACCACTTCAATTCCTGTGTCGCCAACTTCTCTAATCCTTATCTCAATGCGTGGGTTTTTCGTATCCCCGTCACTTACTGCCATGCAGGTCTGTTTGACGTAACGCGAGTTGTCGTCAGGCCAGACCCCAGCCCTTACTAAGCCGTCCAGAGCACCCTTAACGAACGGCCCTAGCGAGTCGGAGTCGGTAGCACGCTTGGTGGGCGTGTACCAGAGGACAGACACGACGGACGGACCTAAGTCCTTAATCCCCGCCCGCCGCGCCTGCCACTCAACTACGTCCCCGACTTGTTTCTTGGCCTTAGCAACTACGGCCCAATGTGCGCGCCGCTGATCATTAGCGGTCATGGGTGGCCGTTTGAAAGGCACTGTAAGCCGGTGCTCCACTTACGCGATCCGGATAAAGACCGCCTGTGAGCCGTCCCTACTGTCGGTCCGCGTCGTAACGCGGTCCTCATCCGTTAGCCCCTCAATCAGGAGAGTGCGCGTCTTAGGGTCGTAAAAGACCTCAGCGTCACAATCCGGAATCGGGAACTGCACGCCGTTAGGCGTAATGCTTATCGTTGGCATCAGAAATCTCCCGGCTGAACTTGCAGGCACTTAAGCCCGAGCGAGCGCCACAGGTCCACCACCTGATTACGGTCGTCCAACACAAAGCGGACGTTGTACTTACCCCGAATGTTCTCGTCAAAGAGCGTGGACTTAACGAGGTAATCCGGCAGCTTGTTTCCGTGGTTATCCACCGCGCCGGTAGGCCGCATGTGCAACTCGTCGTACCTAATGCCGTTAACGCGCAGCCATTCCTCCGTCGCCTCACGGCAGGAGCAATCGCGGCCCGACACGATCAGAACTTCGACGTTCCGCATGTGCATTTCATTAACGAGCCACTTGATCTGCTCGTCAACGGTGTCCGTGTGGACCTGGCTGTAGTCGTACGGGGAGCGCCCCGCCATCTGAGCCAGCGTGCCGTCAATGTCAACGATGATCGCCTCAGGCAGACCGTCGATCCATTCCACCGGCACCGGGTCGAACGTGGGAGGCGCTTGGATATTCGGCCAGTTCTTAACCGGGTGACGCTTAGCCATCCGATCAATCACCTGATCCCCGACGTACCGGCCACCCGCGAGCATCCGGGCATGGTCACGCTGCTTACAGGTCGCTAGGTCCGTATCCACGTCAACGCGGACGAACTGAGCGCCGTATTGCGCCGCGAGCTTGCTCCACTTGCGGAGGTAAGACGGCGGCTCCAAATGCGTAGCGTCCACCACTACCGAGACGCCCTCTTTGAGGTAAGCCTGAACCGCTGCCCTTTCGGCAATGGTTACCTCAGCCTCAAACGTCTTAGCGTCCTTAGCGTGCGTGTCGTGGAACCACGCTCCGTGAAGCATCTGCCGGAGCGCATCGCGGTTAACGACTACCGCCCCGGTAGCGTCCGCAATCTCACGCGCTTTCGTGCTTTTACCCGAGCCGGGATATCCCCGCATCGCGGTAAGAGTCAGAGCCATTCTGACCCCCTTTCTCGTCTGGAATTAGTCAAGCACCGAGAGTCCGGACAGACGCGAATCTGTCCGGAAACTCGGACACTTGAATTTACGAGTAGGACCCCAGCACGCCCCTGACGTGGGCGAATGACTGGAAGTTGACGAACTTGCCGTTCTCCCAAACCGGACGAAGCTCCGACGAGTATTCGTCCATCCAGTCAGCCTTTTGCAGAAGCACAAGCTCGCCGTGCAGATCGCGCAGCACCGCCAGACGCCCGGTCGCGGACTTCTTGGTGCCGTCGTCGGTAACCGGGTCCTTAAGCAGGTCGAACGTGTTAGAGCCGACCTTTACCCACGTCGCCTTCATCGCGGACCCGAACGTGTCGCGCGTGTTGTGCTGGTAGGTGAAGCTGCCCACGCCGAACACCACATTGGAAGAGGCGTAGCCGAGCTTGGTCATCCGGTCCGTGATGCTCTTAGCGCGCTCAAGCGTGATGGAGTCGCCGTAAATGACGCCTACGTGCGAATCAATCTCAATGAAGCCCGCCGCGTTCTGCTTGCCGCCGAAGTGCTCGTAGAGAGCGCCCAGCACGCCGTACCACTCTTTAGAGCCAACCGGCGCGTCAGGATCACCGCAGATGATCTTTTCCGGATCGCCCGAGTCAGGCCGGATCACCAGCTTGCCGTTACGGGCCATGATCTGCTTTTGCAGCGTCGGCAGGTACTCCCACAGCACGCGCCACAGATCGAAGGTGTCGCTAACGACGCTAACGATCCCGTCCGGGTACAGCGCTAAGAGCCGCTGGAACGTCTCAAGCTCGCCTACCGTCTCAATGCCGGTACACATCACCGAGTGCTCCGTAGCGGGCACCGAGCCAGCGATGTAGTCGCCGCCGTAGTAGCGGTCGATCCACTCAAGCGACACCAGCGAGTCCGTCCCGGTGAAGCTCAACAGGTGAGCCGCGCCCGACGCCGCCGCGCTCTCATGCGAGGACATGCCCCGGTAAGAGAAGTCGTGGACCTGCCAGTCAACGCCAATCGGGTCCGAGCCGGTCAGCCGCGCCGCGTCCATCATCACGCGCCGGTACTGCTTAGCGATGGTCGCGCTAGTGCTGGCCTGCCACACGCCCGCGCTAATGCCCGTCTCCACGTAGTTGGTCAGCCAGTAGAACTCCGGGTCCGTGTTCTCCACGGTGAAGCTAGGCACGCCGATAGGAACCATCGTCCCCTCCGGCACCGCGCAGAAGCGGAGCGGCAAGTAGCCCTTACGGTGCAGCTTGCGGATATGGCCGGAGCCAATCGTGTTAGGACCGAGAATCTGCGTAACGCGTTCCTCGTACAGCGCGGCAACCGTGTCCTCGTCGGCCTCAAAGAACGGCTCAAACGCTTCCATCAGGTGCTTAGCGATGTAAGCCTGCAAGCCGAAGTGAACGACCTTATCGACGCCCGGCAGCCGAGACTTCCGGTTAGTCCAGTTGGAATAGACGTTAGTCACGTTCCCGCTAAGCGCGTACTGCTGAATGTGGCCCAGCTTGTACGCGTCCGTCTGGAACAGCGCCGCAACCGGCGCGAATTTCGTGCTCACTTAAGCCCCTTAACCATTGCCTCATGCATGTAGGTGAAAGTCGGCACAATCGTCGTAGCGACACCCACCCGGTTATGGCCGGGATGCGAGTCGGTCGTATAGATGCGCCGGTAGTAACTCCGAAGCTCATGCGCGTTACCGGAGAAGATTCCGTGAGTAACCCACAAGCTAAGCTGCGACTGGAACAAGCCGCTCGCGCGTGCAAGCTCCGTAAAGGTCCAACCCCCGTCGCAAATGTCGTCCACAACGAGGTACTGGCCGCTCTTAGGAACGTCAATCTCGTACTTAAGGATGCGGCCCGTCTCAAAGTCGCGGTACTTGTTGCCGACGTACAGGTCAAGCCCGTAATGCTGAGCGACCGTGTTAGCCCGCTCGACTGCGCCCTTATCCGGCGCAATGATGCCGTCGTAACGCCAGTGCCCCTGGCTCTCAAGCGCCCGGTCTAGCAGCGGCAACAACGGCAGGTCGTTAAGCTCGTCGTACCAGTTGTAACCAAGCTGCGAGTGCTGATCAATCGTGATGACCTGATCCGCGCCGAAGGTGTTAACGAACTTGGCGTACATGTACTTGCCGCCCGGCTCGCCCCGGTCCGCGCGCGCAGCCGGAAGGTAAGGCAGGAACAGGACGAAAGGCATTTCGCGGTCGTGCGCTATGTCAGCCCACAGCCCCGCCGCCATAAGGTCGTCAAGGTCCGCGCCCCGCACGTCAGCCACGTAGTAGGACAGCCCACTCATTTCCGGGATGACGTTCTTAAGGTGGACCTCGCCACCAGGGAACTTGAACTTCTGCGCCGCGTCCCGGCTAGTGCCAACTTCCGGCTTGTAGACCCTCAGGTAAACGGCCACCACGGACTCCCTAACTTGATTCCCAATAGACCGGCAATGGAGTAGGTGAAATGCGCCGACGCCAAGTCCTTAACGGTGTCGTCGTCCAGCACTTCCCCTACCGGGTTCTCGTAGTCGTCATCTGGCTCAGTCACGCGGGTAGTCCTCTTCGTCGTCGTAACCGCCTTCGCAGCGCTCGCAAGCGCCGTGCCGCTGGCCGTAGGTGGACTGGCCGCAACCCGCGCAGCCGTGCCCCCAAGGGTTCTCACCGGCAGCCGCCCGGAGAACGTTGAAATACGCCGTCACTTCACGCCCCTTAACTGCTCGCTAAGCCTCGTTAGCGCAGCATTGACACCCTTGTCATTCAGAAGCTCGTCCCCGCCCTCGTAGGAGAACAGGAGCCGGTTCCTACCCGTAGCGGGCGTGAACCGTTGAAACTGCCAAGCTGGCCTACTAGCCGGTGCCGTCTCCGATTCCGGTTTCGGCTTCGCCGTCCTCGCCATGTCCATGCCTCCAATAGCCCGCCGCGAATACGTCGGTAACGCCCTCACGGTTAGCCCAGTCGTCGCACTGCTTACGGACCGGGCAGTCAAAGCACTTAGCGGCCATTTCCGTCCAGTCCTGCGGACCTAGAAACTTCTCGTCTCCGGTAAAGCGCCGGTCGTCATGACAAAGAGCCTCTTCGGTCCAATGCAGCGGCTTAGGCGACATAAGCGCCTCTATGTCCTTACTCATGTGATCCGCTGATAGTGACCCTCAAAGTTGAGCGCAAGATCGCCCATCCTCCCGTTTCGGTTCTTACCGATAATCATTTGAACGATGCCCGGATCGTCCTCGTCGTTATGCAGCAGCAGAACCACATCCGAGTCCTGTTCAACCGCGCCCGACTCGCGCAAGTCCCCGATATTCGGAGCGCGGACCTTTCCGTCCTTAAGCGGGCCACGGTTAAGCTGCGAACAGACCACCATTGCGACGTTTAGCTCACGCGCCGCGATCTTTAGCGACCGGGACATATGCGCTACTTGCTGCTCGCGCGAAGCCTTACGGTCACTGGGATTGATCAATTGCAGGTAGTCCACGACAACCGTGTCCAGATTCCCGACCGACCGGCAGTGAGCCACGATCTGCTCTGTCGTGATCGTCGCCCGGTCAACCACCTGTAGCGGCATGGTGTCGTTCAGCTTGAGGTAGTTGTCGATCTTCGCGCGGTCCTCAAGGTCGATCTTCTTACGCATGATCCGGCTAAAGTCCACGCCCGCTCCGGCAGACACCAGACGCGACGTGACCTCATCCGAGGACATTTCCAGCGTGAAGTACGCGGCAGGGAAGCCCCAGAACGCCGAATTGGCGGCTAGCTGCAACGCTGCGACACTTTTACCGACGCCCGGCCTAGCACCAATGGTGTAGAGCCTGCCGCGCTGTAGACCGCCATTCAGCCGCTCATTCACCGGCTCCCACGGAGTCTTGATATAGCCCTCAGCCGTGGACTGCCAGTGCTCCCAGGAGTCGATCATCTTCCCGAACGTGAGCGCCTTGTCATCCGGCTCATGCTCCTGCCGAAAGAACTTCTCGCCCTCGCCCAGGAGCGTGGCTACGTCCTCGCTAGTGCTCGTCTCCGAGTACGCCAGTTGCTTAAGCCTGTTACCAAGCTCAGCCATGCGCCGGAGCTTCGCCTTGTCCTGCACCATGCGCGCGTACGCCTCAGCGTTAGTCGCGGTAGGCGTGACCTCTAGACAGGTGAGCAAGTACGGTGCCCCGCCGATTTTGCGAAGCTGGCCGCGAGCCTCAAGCTCTTTGGCGGTCGTCATCGCGTCCACCGGCTCCCCGGCAGAGAGCAGGTGCATTGCCGCCGAGAAAATCTCGCCGTGGATCGGGCGGTAGAAGTCCTCAGCCGTAAGCATCGTCGAAAGCGTGTTAAGCGCCTTAGCCGACATGAGAATGGAACCGATAACGCACTGTTCCGCGTTAGCGTCCTGCGGTGGCTGGGCCTCTGTCAATTAAGAACCTCCGGCAATCTTGCTGATATCGAACTTGGCGTGAAACACGTCGCCGGGAAACACGGAGACCTGACCGGCATTGCTGACGGTCACGAAGTCGCCTAGCTGAATAGCCCCGCCGCTAAAAGGAATGCTGGAAATGGTGAGCTTGTCCCCCTCTAGGAAATTGGGACGCTGCTTAAAGCTGATCGTCAATTCCGTCTTAGTCAGGTTGACGATGCGCTGCACCGATTCAAGCGATCCGTCGAACTTCTCGTACCGCACCAAGTCATCACGGCGCGGATAAGCGATGCCGCCCATTAGGCAGCCACCCTCCCTCTAAGTTCGTTCAGCCAATCCCGCTTAGCCCCGGCCATCCAATCCCGACGCTGATTAACGTCTAGACCGTCCGGAGGAACAGGAGGCGTGAAGATGTACCCGTATGCCTTAAGCGGACTGACCTGCCCAGTCTCAAGGCACTTGGTAATGGTGTTGCGGAGCGTGGCCGCGCGCTGTGCCTCTTTCTGCGCCTCACTGACGAGGTTGGGCAAGATGCCCGGCCCGAAGTCCTTAGCGAGCCAGAGGTTAAGTGCGCGCTCCAAAATCTCCGCGTCGATCCCCTCCCGCAGCATTTCCGCAGTCTTTTTGACCAACTGCTTACGGATGCTTAGCGGCTGGGATTCCGGAACGACCTTGCGGACCAGATCGCCCGCGACGGTGTTTGGCTCAACGTCGTCGTTCCAATGGTCGTAGTCGTTGAACTGCACGCCGATAAACGCGCCGTCCTTATCGACCCGCTTCCAGAGCCGGGCCGAGACGAGAGCATTGGCCTCATCCCGAGTGCCAAGCTCTAGCACAACATCGCGGGGGACGAACCCCCCGGACCGGTTATCCCGGCACCAGGAGTTCGCCTTAGCCCACAGACCTAGCGCAGCGTTACCGGCTTGCTTAGCTTTGGGATGATCCCAGAACTTCCGGTCAATCCTGCCGAAGTCAGACACCCGCCATTAGCTCCCGGTAGTTGAAGTTGTGACCAAGCGCCTCTTCGGCAGACACGTAGCCCTCGCTCGCGTCCAGCCCCAAGCACTCGTTGTTGAACAAGTTGGCGTACTTAGGCACGTTCAACATGCCGCGCACGAACGCGTAACCGTTCGTCGTGAGCCGCCACAGGCCGACGCGCTTAGAGCCGTCCTCGCGCACCGCATCCGGCATAGGCTCAATCAGCCCCCAGTGCCGCGCCTTAACCGGGTTGCCTCCGGGAGGACCAGCGGTAGGAGCGTGGACCCACTGCACTCCGTTGCGGTGCTGCTTAAGCATTTCGATCATCAGCTTGACCGCAGTAGCCGGGAACTTAACCCGGTAGACCTTGGCGAACTGACCGCAGCAAGGACAGTCGGTGCCCTCTTCGATCTTGTCCGACAGATCAGCGCGCGCATCATCCAACGTGATAGTCATTCATCGTTCCTTCGGGAGTTAAGAGAACCCATTCGTTTCCGCGCCAAAGCACAGGAACCTCAGACGGCTCCTGCCAAGGGCGCACATGCCAGCCCTGCGCTTCCGCTAGGTCTGGGTGATGCTCAATCCATCCGTGGCAGCCGGTCGTACCGTGGCCGCACAACAGGACGCAGTTATCAGCCGTCCACAAGCCGCCCTGAGAGCGTTTCTTGCGGTGATGCAGGGTCAGGTTGCCCCACGCCGTACATCGCTCACAGAAGCCCTCAGAGCGCGGCTTGATCAATCGACGGCAGGCAGCCTCACCACTCGCCACGGCCAGCGTTCGCGTACGCCTGGCGCACCGAAGCTCCCACCGAGCGAATAGCGTCCAGCTTTGAGCTAAGCGCCTTGTTAAGGTCTTTAGCGTAGGAGTAGGCCACGTCTAGCGCGTCCCGCTGATCCTCAGCGTCCATGACTTCCGGGACGATGTTCGCGGCTACCCGCTTTTCCGTCTGCGGTCCCTTATGGGCCATGAACGCGCGGGCATAAGCGCGCTTGTAAGCACGCTCAGCCTCTAGGAACGACTTGTGGGCGTCCCGCGCCGTGCCAATCCCCTTAGACAGTTCGTTAACTGTGCTGAGGATTTCCCGCTCTACCGATATCGGGTTGTATTCGTGGATATCGTCACTCAACTAGTCCCCTGTTCTTCCGCGAACACAACAGGGACCGGCAAGCTAAGCGCGAGAGCTACCGCGATCCGGTGATGGCCGTCCCACACGCGGCGGTCGTGACCCACGGTGACCGGCTCCATGATCCGGCCCACGTTGCCAACCTCGTCTAGCAGCTTCATCGTCCGCTCACGGTCGTCAAACCAGAGGAATTGCAGTTCCTCATGCCAGCCGTGTTCGTTACCGTCCTCAAACGAGGAAATAAGCTGGCGCGCGTCCCACAGGACTGGCGCACCCTTAGCGCTGGGCAGCACTGGTGGATGACTCATGCGGCCCACACCCAGTACGTGTAAGCGTCGTGCTCCGCGTCGTGGGCCAGGGCGATAGCTCCGCTGCCCTTAAGCGCCTGACGTGGCTCAAGATGCCACCAGCGCCGCGAGTCGCCCCAATCCATGCACGCTTCGCAGACCAGCTTGTGATCCGAGTGCCCGATTGCGAACTCAGCCTCTTTCTCAAAGCACTGCTCGCAGGGCACGAACAGGTGTGCCGGAGCCTCAATGAGGTTGACCGGCACACCTGCAATCGTGTTGTTAAGCATTAGACGGTTACCGCCCCTGTCTCTAGAAGGTTCTTGTAGGCCGTGACCTCTTCGCCGGTCGCGTCCTTAAGCAACTTGCCGTTGTTGTCGGCTGCGAACTTGTCCGCAATCGCGTTCAGGTCCCAACCCTTCTGCCCGGCCAGTTCCTTAAGCTCACCGCGAGCCTTAGCGGAGTCCGCGTTACCCACCGGGGGAGCCGGAGCCTGCAAGCGTGCAGCGGTAGCCGGAGTGGCCCGCTCATGCGACTCAGCGTCCGGGTCCGGATCGTCAGTCGGGATCATCAGCGATTGCAGGAGGAACGTCCTAAGCGCGACGGACTCAGCCTTAGTCATCGACTTATCGCCCGAGTCGGCAGCCTCGCCGTACGCCGTGCCGTCGAAGTAGTCGCCAGCCGGGCCGAACACCCGGAAGCCCATTTCCACGGTGCGGTTACACATCTGACCGCCCTTAGCAGTCTGGTAACGCTCCGCTTCGGCGCTAAGCGCGCGGGGGACGACCGTAACGCCGTGCTCGCGCAACGCCGGGCCAACCGCGTTCATCACCGCGTCAATGCCACGGAAGTTGAACTTCTGCCCCGAGTTGTAGGAATCCTTACGGATCGCCTGCACATCGCGCATGACCGCGTTCCACGCCTCAAAGACAGTCGGCTTGTCGCCGGTACCGCCGCGTGCCTGAATGTCCTCCACTAGCGCCGTCAGGTCACCGATCTGGGCCTCAGCCTCAGCCAGCGTGAACTTCTTAGGCGCAGCCTTTACGGACTCTTCACTCAATTGCTCTCCGTTCACCATTGATACTTGCTCAAATCCAATTCCGTAAGCTGCGCGTCCTTTGAGTTGAACTGGTTACGCATCGCCTGAACCTCTTTAGCGAGCAAAGACGCCTTAAGCCCAAGTTCCAAGTCCACCCAAAAGAAGCGAACCTCCGGGTCCTTAGTCATGATCGGGAAATGCACCATGACGCCCCACTTGGTATTGATCTGGTTATGCAGGGGAGTCCGAGTGTTCGTCTCCTGGTCATAACGCACACCAGTCCCGTAGGCGCACAATTGGCACGTCACGCTAAGCGGATACCGCGCGTCCCAGCGACCCGTCTTAAGGTCGCCCACCACAACCAATTCCTTTTCGTGGAACACCCCGTCAGGCGTGGTGATCCCCGGAGGCAAGCCCATGAGGTAATCGACCGAGCCAGCCAGTTCCAGAGCGTCGTTGACGATAAGGATTTCTTGGCTAATGAACTCAATCGGCTCAACCGCCTGGTCGTACTTAGAGAGCGGTTCCTTTAGGTGCTCTTGGACGACATGCGGTTTCTTACCCTTATTGCGTAGCTCGCCGAGCTTATGGAACTCAGTCCCAGCAGAAGCAGCAGTGTGCTGACCCGCAGTGTTACGGGCTTGCTCAACTGCGTCCTTAAGCCGCTGCTTACCGGAGCGGGTACCTCCGTCGTCGCCTTTGTTCCAAGGGTCGGCTTCGTACTCGTTGATAAGCGTTGTGACCTCTGAGCGCGCGGAGGCATCGAGCATGATTCCAACGGCAGCTTGACAGGCTGCCCAATCGACAAGGCCGTCTTTGGAGTCAAGCCCTTTCCCGGCACCTGACGCGCGGCTATAGCCCTTAGCGCCTTTGGACCTTGGCCGGAACCATCGCTTTGGCTTGCCATCGCGCCCTCTCCCGTCTTTCCACTCCCCGGATAGGTCCGTCTCCCCTTCGGGCCAGACGATTGGCCTATCCCAGTAGTCCCGCTTTACTTGATAGTCGGTGATTACGCCTCGCTAACCTTCGGCGTGATGTTGTCCGTCTCCGCGTCGAACTGCGGGAACTGGCCGGTCTGGACGCCGTACTGGTCAGTAGCGACCCACCCGTAATGCGTCATTACGAACACGTCGAACGCGTCCGGACCCACGTCGGGGAACCGCTTGTAGAGCACGGTGCCAATCGGGTATTTAGGTTCCACTGTGTTCCTCCACGCTGTAGCTCTGCCAATAACCCGGCCCGTACACCACGTACGACGAGTCCTTAAGGACGGTTAACGTTCCGATTTTTCCGACGACCGGCTCACGGTCAGTGACGATGATTCGCGGATCGCCCTTAGCGCACTTAACCTCTACGCGGAAACTCATAAACCCTCCCCGCGTAGACGTAACCGGCACCGAACGCCAAGAGCAGCGCGAGGATGACGTACCAGGGCGCGAACGCAACCATGATCAGCAGAACCATGACCAGCGCCGTCAGAAGTGCCTCAACGATCACGCTGCCGCCTCATAGAACTTCGCCATGTCCACGACTTCGCCGTGCTCGTCAACGAAGATCGGCTTAAGGCCGTCCGTTAGCACCTTGCCGCGAGACTGAGGCCGCGAGGTACCCCTCGTAATCCGCGACCGGCCCTCGCGCATCAGCACCGCAGGCACACCGTTACCGCTAGGGATCAGGGTTTTCTTGCCGCCGAAGGTGAACGCCCGCTTCATGGCCCGGTTAGGCACCGGGTAGAAGGTGTCCATCCCGCCGTCCCGGCCCTTAGCCTCCGCGTACTTAGCGATGGCCTCCCGAACGATCCGGCTAGCCATTCGGACCCTTGACCTCAATCACCGTCTGGAACATGGACATGAAGCCGTTACGGATGCCGCCAACCTTGAGGTCGTAGGTCTTACCGACTTCCAGCTTGGCCCACAGGTCGTAGGAGTTGAACGCGCCAACCTCCCAGGCGTCCTCCACGTTGAACGCGCCGCACGACGTGCTCAGGCGCTTAGTCCGCGTGGTGCCCGAGTCCTTATCGCCGCCATAGATCATGTCCTTAGACGTGACCGTGCAGTTGGACTCCCAGTGCTGGTTTTGCGTAGCGCAAGCGGGCAGCGCCAGCGCGACCGCAGCGACCAGCGCGCCGCCAATGATCTTTTTCATGGTGTCTCCCTTAGTTTGGGCACAAAAAAGCCCCCGGTCAGCCGCTAAGGCTGAATACGGAGGCGATCTGCGCGGTAAGACTGGACGGAATTTGATTTCATTAGCAGTGAAAGTTTTAGGTTGCTGTTACCGTCCACAACCGCTTTAACTGGACCCCGTTTGTTAACTGCGACCAATGCTCTACCCACTGAGCTATCGCCCGGTCAACCCGAGCGAGCGGGACTCGAACCCGCGACCACCGGTTTTTCCTGTGAGTTGTCAATTGCTGTGGGGGTCCACAAGCATTACTGGACACATTTCTCTGTTGTATGCAAACAAAGTAATTGCTGTCTGTGTCCACCTATCGCATAGCTTACGGCCTAGCCCGCAGCTATGGAATTTTTAGAACGGATTAATCCGCTCGTAGCGCTCACCGTTGATAACGGAGTCCACAAGCTCGCGCGGAGTCTTGCCCTCTACCGCCATACCGAACGTCGTAGGCGAGAAGCCGGAAACCAAGGTGACTTGGCCGTCCAAGATCGTCGCCGGAAGCTGATCGTTCCGAGCGTCCACGTTCCAGAACACGACATGAGGCAGTTCCAGCCCGGCAGCCGCGAACTTCCGCTTAGCCGTCTGGAACGTCGTATCGTTTCCGTCGTCAATCGCTTGGTCGAACTGCATGTCCGAAATGATGTAGAGAGTGGCCGGGACAGTGCCCGACTTCACGCCAGCCGCCAGGATCGCGTCAAACGCCTTTCCAACGTCTGTGCTACCCATCCACCCCGTAGAGTTCTCCACGGCGCTCAGACGGGCACTCAGGTCCCCGGAAGGCACCTTCATGAGCGCCGGAGTGGACGCAAAGGTCATGAAGTAGCCCGCGTAGTCGCCCTGGTTCCGCTCTGCGAAGTACAGCGCCAACGAGACGGACACCGCGATTGGGTTAGCGCCCTGGCTCCACGACTGGTGCATGGACCCCGACACGTCAGCCATGACGATGGCCTCAGCGCCGCGCGTGTAATCCGGCAGGTTGTTCCACATCACGTCAGCGGCCTTACGGTCGCCGCCGTAGTGGGTCGCCATTTCGTAAAGCTCATGCGGGTACAGCGTGGACGTGTTGATCTTGGCTTCGCCGCGCTCGACGGCATCCAAGTACGCCTGGTACTCGCCCTCCGAGTGACGCCGGAAAGCCTTGACGTGCTTACGGTGCGCCTGCGCCGGGAGCTTGCCGTAGTCGATATCCCACTCGTTCCGGGACATGGACGACTCAAGCAGACCGATCCGCGACCTAAGCGCGCTAAGCGTCTGGCGGTACTCACGCTGCGTCAGGCCCAGAGACTTACGGACCGCGATAGCCAGTTCCTTGTTCGCCGCCTTGTCGGACGGGAGCCACTTAGCCATCAGGGACACGCCCTCGCCGCGCTCGTAAGCCGCAACGTCAGCCGTCCACTGGTTAAGGATGATCTTCTGGACCTCCGGGTGATGGAACACACCCTCAATCAGCAGATCGTCCCACCGCCCGTAGAACGGGACATGCTGCAACACCCGGCCCGCCTTAACGGGGCTAAGGCCGACGAGCCGCTTAAGGCCAGCGCGGAACACATCGCGCTCCCCCTGGCCGCCGCGCACATCACGCAGATAGAACAGGGTCCGGATCGCGGCCTGCACGTCTGAGCGGAACGCCGTCTCAAACAGGTCAGCCGAAGCCTCAGCCCGGTTACGCATAGCGCCCGCCAGGCCGAAGTAGTCCACCACCGGATCGAAGCTGCTCTTATGGGCCAGAGCGCCGTTCTCCGTAGTGGTGTGGTTGAACTGCTCTTGCAGGCTGCGTAGGAATGTGGTCATCGTCGTCTTTCTTACTTAGTGGCGGTAACGCTTATCTCGCTAGCGCCGTCGATTAATTCCTCAAGGGAAAGCTCGCCCGCCTCGTAGTCCTGAACGTTCAGCCGTAGGCAATCGACTGCATCAGTGATAGTGGCTTTGCGGCTCTCCGCGTATTGCTTCCAGTACGACTTGGACACGTCGTACTCAAGGGTGATGACGATGCGGCCCTGTTCCTCGGTCCGCTTCTTGACGCCCTCAAATCCGCTCACGCAGCCATCCCCTTAACCCACAGGCGGCTAACGCCCTTAACGAGGCGTTGCGTGAGCTTAGTGACCGGCTGGGCGATTTCCGGCTCAGCGGCTTCCGGCAATTCAAGCTCGACTGACGCAATGGTGTAGCCGAGCACCTTAAAGCGAAGGTTCACTTACCTGTTACCTCTCGGTAGTGCTCTCTGAGTGTTGGCAACCTGCCGCGCTCCTTACGGAAGTAATGGAGCGCGAACAGGTGCCTCATAACTGACGTGATCACGCGCCGAGCAGAGCCTTGATATTCCCGGCGACCTTAACCGCCAGTTCAGACTCAGCCGCGTGCTTATCGGCAGCGGCCAGCGCGTACTCAGCCATTTGCCGCTGAGCCTCAGCCTGCGTCGTCTGCTCGTCGGCGTGCGCCTCAAGCTCCGCGAGCGTGTCGGTCAGCCCCGCCGTGATGGACGCCACCGACTTAGGAGCCTTAAGCGCAACCGGCGCGGCTGCTTTCTTGAAGAGGCTCACTTCGCCACCAGCCCCAGCGTCGAACCGAGCGCGTCCGCGACGGCGCTAACGGCCTCATCGACAGCGGACAAGATCGGGAACAGCGCCTTGCTGTAGTCGTAGGTTTCCTGGTCCGTAACGACAATGGTCGTCTTGTCGTCGCTCAGCACCAAGTAGTCACCGGCAGGCACGTCCTGGTCGTAGCCCGGCGCGGTCAGCTTGACGTGATCAAGCGAGCCGTCCGACTCAAAGAACGCCGAGACAGCGGTACGGACGCCGGTCTGCTCACCGGCCACCGACACCAGCAGCGACACCGCGTGCATGTTGCGACCGGTGACCTTAACGGCTACCGGCAGTTCCTTACCGGGAATCATCTGCTCGACGCCCGGCTGATCAAAGAGATTGCTCTTACTCATGTCATCCTTAAGGGTTTGGTTACTGGTAAAGCGTGTGGCGAGAGGGAATTGAACCCCCGAAGCCGAAGCGCCTGCTTTACAGGCAGGTGCAACAAACCAACAGTTGCCTTCGCCACGGTGCCGCCTATCGCCGCTAGGTGTTCCTAGCGAACATCAGCCAGACGGCAGGCTGTTGTACTTAGCGAGCCGGAGCGCCCGCGATCACCGGAGAGGGCCACGGAGTGATGCCCTTCTCAATGGCAATTGCCTTGAGGTAATCCTCAGCGGACGGGTAACCCCGAATCTCGGCAGCGCGCTTAAGCGCCTCCTGCTCAGCGACCTTGGTCTGAGCGACCGCCGCCGCAACGTCAGCCTCAGCCTTGGCCTTAGCAGCGTTAGCGTCAGCCACGCCCTTAGCCTCAGCCGCGCGAGCCTGCGCGATGCTGTTCTGCTCCGCGATGATGGCCGACTTGAGGTTGGGGTCCACCGGATCGGGCTTCATGACCGTCACCTGGAAATTGGTGAAGTAGTCAACGCCGTCAGTACGGTCGCGCGACACCTTAGGCAGCGTCTCCCGGAGAGCGTTCTGGAACTCGACCCGGACGGCCTCGTCGTTCCAAATCTTGCGCCACTCGTACTTCTGCGCGATGGAAACCAACGTGTTCTGCAAGGGCTGCCCAACCACGTAGTTAAGCAAGTCCTTCCAGCCCTGTGACACCGAGCCGTCATCGTTAAGCCAGCCCTGGTACTTGGTACCGAAGTCACGGTGGAAGTTCTTAAGCTGCTCGCAGTCCTGCGTCAGATCGAACGTCACCGTAACCGGGACCTTAAGCTCAGCCGGAGCCGAAGCGTTAGACACGACGACCGTGGCCGGAGCCTCTGCGTCCTGCGCGTCCAGCGCGTCGTAGCTGATCTGGCGGGCCGGGTACATGTACGCCTTGAAGCCGCCAATCGGGTTGTACTCGTTCGTCTCAGGCTTAATGCAGCCCTCAACGGTCGGGTCAGTCGGGATGAACGCGTAGTCCTCCACCTTGACCGCCGTAACGCCCGCTGGCACCGACGTAGAACACGCGACGATAGGCAGGACGGCCAGGGCCGCAACTGCGAAAGCCGCAATGCGCTTACGGTTCAACTTTTCCCTTTCATAGGAAAGGACCCCCGAAGCCGTAGCCTCAGGGGTCCCTTTTCGGATGCGATATTCAGTTATGAGTTAGTGCGCTTGAGGATATCCACGAAGCGTTCGTGCTTATCCTCGTCGTACTCTTCTTGCTCCCGCTCGACTAGCTCAGCCAAGTAGCGCTTACGGTCCGCGCCCTTAAGCACGCCCAGAAGCGGGTACTTGTCGGTAAGCGCCTTAGCTCGCGCTCGCCGGGCCAATACGGCGTTTCGCAACCACGCCAGTACGAGAAGGATCGTCGCCACCACCAAAGCGAGGACGACGAGAGCTAAGAGTGCCCTCACGGTTCCGCAACCTTTCGTCAAGCTCAGGTGCTTGGAACCCGAGCGATTGCAACTCGCGCGACAGTTCGTGCCGCGTTTCCAACATTTCCCGCGCCTGTTGGGCAGACCGGAAAGACTTATCGTAAGTAAGCCCCTTAAGGTCGTCATCTATCTGGGCGATGACTTCCAGAATGTCGTTGCGCTGCTCTAGGCGCTCACTAGCCCTCACGGTAGTAATCCCCCTTGAACATGTAGGTGGGCTTAGGTGTCGTGGCAAGGAACAACTCAGCCCGCGTCAAATCAGCGAGCCGCTGCATGACCTCCGCGCGCTCCTGGGCGAGCGCCTTAGGGTCGGCGGGCATCCAAACGCTTGTGCCCTCAATCGTCAGGTCACCGTCCGGACGACGGGTGACCTTTCGCTCTGCGGTGTCCAGCATTAGTCGTTCAAACCTTCCGTGATGAAATGGGTGTTCGCTGCCATAGTTGTTTCGTCTTTGTCCAGCCCGCGCACGTTGACGTAGCTGCCGCCCTTAACGCGGGCCAGCGCGTTGTACGCCTTGTGGTAATGGCCGTGGTAGAACTCCACCGGCTTAACCTCGTCGCACACGGTCTGAATGCGCGCCCGGTGTTCCTCAGCCTTAAGCAGGTCCGCTTGCGGGACCCGCCGCTTCATGCCGCCAATGTGCATGTAGACCGGCTTGCCGGGAACGATGCCGGGAATGGTCACAGCCTCCGGCGCATCGTGGGCCACGATTATGTCCACCTTGCCGGGACGGCACGCGTACTCAAGTTGCTCGTCGTCAATCCACTCGCCCGGCCACCAGTCCACGCCCGGCGTGCAGAAGCTCCGATTGATCGAATGAGCGCCGCCAAGAGCCATCCACGTATCGCCCCACCACTCCCAGCGGTAACCGCGCGGAAGGTGTGTGATGTTGGAGCAAGACGAGAGCGTGACCGGCTCCGAGTCCGGACGGTTGAAGCCGTTCCAGAACGCGTGATCCTCATGATTGCCGTCAACCCAAAGCAGTTCGATGCTAAGAGCCTTAAGCTCCTTATCGACCTCGCTTAGGAACTGCACGGTGCGCGGGTTAGCGGTCTGCCAGAACCCGAAGTCCCCGACATGCAGAATCGTGTCTGCGCCGTTTGACTTCGCGTAGTGCAGCGCCTTGAACGCCCACGGCAAGTTACCGTGCCAGTCACCGGCAAGCATCAGCTTGTCAGGCGACCTGATTTCCTCGCTCGGCATTGCGCGCCTTTCGCTCGCGGCCCTTACCACAGGTGGGAAGGATGCCCTTTTCGGATGCGTAGTGGTGAAGGTGAAGCTGGTATTCCTCGGTGTAGCTAGCCCCGCAATTCAGTTCGCAGGAGAGTTGGGCCATTCGGACCTCCACTGATTGATACCGTACACGGCATGTACGGAAGGTGTCAACTATTCCCGCCAATCCCGCATATTCCACGGTTCGACGGCCTGTCCATGTTTCGATGCAATCGCGCGTTCGTCGGTAACGGTGATCTTTCGTTTTGAGCCACCCACACAGCCGGGAATGTTCGATCCCAACGGGACCTCACCCGGTACGCGCATACGGTCCCCGTTGAAGTGGAACCGGATACCCCGGCGCTGCGCCAGCGTGCTTAGCGCTCGCGTGTAATCCACCGGCAGGTCCTTATCGTGCTTGGACGCGCCGTAGCTCATTGCGTTCGTCAACCACGCGTCAAGCTCCCGCGTCTTAGCGAGGCTTAAGGACCGCAGTCGTGGGCCGGTTGGCTCACCGAGATAGATAACACCCGTCATTGCGTGCCCTTTCGTTGTGGTTGTGGTGACTTAAGAGAATGGCCGGGGGGGAGCAGCAGCGGTGCTGCGTAGCGTCACACCCTTACGCGTCCGCGCCCCTTAAGAACGATGCCCGTCGTTCCGTGCGTCTCGACCGCCCCGGCCTGGTGCGATGAACGGGGGTTGCACCCGTAAGCTAGGCAATCACTTTCACCCATAGCCCTTGCTTGTAGCCGCCGATCTGGCACTAACCGCTACTCATCGCTCCCGCGTTCTCCGGCTGCTATGGGCTTTCACCTATAGGGACCGGTTCATCCGCGTTACGTACTCACGTTGACTTACTTGCTGGCGAACCACTCAGCAGCCCGGTACATGTTCACAGGCTCCCCGGCGACGGGGTTAGTTCGTAGAGGTCAACTACGTATGGTTGTTACTAAGTGCTGCTTAGATCAGGGTTGCGTCAGCCATCGCAATTGCGATGATCCACGCGTCCCCGTTGTCCGCAGCGGCTTGGACCTTAGTAGTCCAAAGAATTTGGTAGGCATTAGGTTCCTCAAAGCCGAAGTCGGCCCAAGGCAGTTCAGCGAGCGTGAAGTTGTTAAGCACTTCCCAGGACGCGATACCGATTCCCAGGCGTTCAAGGGCGTGACCGAAGATGCAGCATGGCTCTCCGTCCCTCTCCGTGTAAGCCGCATTCTCATTGCGACCAAGAGGGTTAAGCATTGCGACCATTCGCGCTTCCGCGATCACGTCCTTGAACTTTCTCATCCCCTCACCCTCACCTTTATAGGATAACGGGAAGAGTCGCCTATCGGAAATAATAGGGCTACTGATTACAGCGCATGACTCCATTAGAACCAGCCTCCAAACCAAGCGTTAAGAACGATGGCTCCAATGAGGATCAGAGCCGCTAACGAGAGCGCGCAGAGAACCGTGTCCCTAACGGCCCGGTCGCACTGAGACGCCCTTACCCTCTGCGTAGCGAATAGCTGCTTTGAACACGGACTCGACTTCTGAGAACTTGCGCCGGAAGCCGTCGTTCCAGTTGATGACGACGCGCTGCGGGTCCATGCTTGCCGGGATAGGGGGAGCGCCGTCACGCATCCGCACGGCGTAGGCGAGGTAATCGACTGCCTCTGGACGGGTTGTCCCGAATGGCGCTCCGAGCGCCCCAAGAGAGTCGCGCTTGCCTGTGGACTCATCGTGAAACTTTCCACGTCCCCATCCATCCTTTCTTAGAAGCTCTAGCGCGTCCTTAAGCGCCTTAGCGGAGTCGTAGTCGGGTTCGGTCAACTGCATGTGAAACGGGAACTCAAGTTCGGGCTGATCGGTCACTGGTCAACCTCCCAAGGCAGGTCGTTAACGAAGCGCTCAAGCTCAGCGCGGGGGAACAGGACTTTGGAGCCGTGCTTCTTTGCCATCAGGCGACCGGAAGCGCGGAGGTTATCGACCTCGCGCAGGCTCAGGCCCAGGAGCCGGGCCGCGTCCTGGCGGGTCACCATGAGTGGCTGTGTCAGATTTTCCGGATTGCTCAGGGTGGCGGTGCTCATGCGATCCTCCGGACATTTACACGCCGTGACTCGCGCTTAGCGGCCTTACGCCCAGGCTCAGTGACGAGCGATCCGATAGGCACGCGGAAGTATCCGGCCATCTGAGCGAGCATCTTGATTGACGGCTCACCAGTCCAGTCCTCGGCAAATGCGCCGTAGACCGTAGACCTGGCAACTCCGAGCACTTTGGCAAGCTCGTTGCGCGTCATTATGTCGTGGTTATGAAGCAGGTTCTCGACTGCTTGGGGAATCCATTCGATGTTGTGGTTTGCGGTGTTGGGAGGGGTGATCGGCACGGAAAGAAACGTAACATACCCAGTCCGACTCAGGGTCAAACGTGTCCGGAAAATCGGACAAAATTACATCCATGTGACTTTGCTCTCGCAGGTCAGGACCGGTTGCGGTTGTCCGGAAAATCCGACACACTGAGCGGCATGTCGGCCAAAAACGATCAGGACAACGACCTACTGGTGGTCGTGTCCTACCTGCTCAGACGGCAGGTACGAATGCAGGAGGCGCTTAGCGCGCTGGGCATGTCCCGCTCTACTTACTACGAGCAGAGGGACAAGGGCGTGCTCAACAGCGTGCCTAACCTCATGCTCATTGCCGACGCGTTCGGCCTTAACAAGGTGGACTTGCTGGTGCGCTTCGGCCACCTAGACGAGCAAGAGCTTGTTGACTACCTCGCAGACGCGGGCGTGGTTGACGTTGAGGGCGGTGAGGATTACGAACAGCCCCACCCTCCGACAGTGACCCGCCGAGCAGTCCGCAGTAGGCGGCGACGGGTCAGGGCGCGGCTCGACAGCCCGCCAATGTGATGGGGCAGCGCCTTGGGCTTGCGCTATTCCCAAATATGGGACTACATTCCCAAGGCGTACACCCGCTGTAACGCGTAGCTACGCAACAGCGATAAGCAGTGCAGTCCCCCTCCCACATTGCGCCCGTCTAGACATGGCTGGCGTGTTCGAGAAAGCCCATCGCGTATGTCCTCGTCGTTCGTCACTTTGGACCTCCGGTACTACAACCTCATCCTTATCGGTGTGTTTCTGGCTTCGGCGTATATCCAATGGACGCGACGAGCTACCTGGCGCTGCCGGTGGGAGTCCGCGACGACGTTCTGCGGCGCGTGCTGCACCTTCGGCCTGACGCTGGGATCGCCGTTTGTGCGGCAGGTCATCTGGCCGGAGTTGGGCTTAGTGGACGAGCTTCTGCCGCTCCCCCAGATCATCGGTGACGGCTTCGTCCTTATGGGCATGGCCGCGTTCCTGTACTCGCTTGCGTCCCGGCTGGACTATGACGAGGACGAGCGGATGCGCTGGGTAACGCGCAACATCACGCTCCCGGTCACGCTCATCAGCCCTACGCTTATCGGCGCGTTCTACACGCTTAGCGACCGCGTTGTTGACGCGCTCCTGACGGCAGCTTTCGGCTGGTGGATTTTCCAGATTGGCCGTCTGCTCATGATCATTAAGCTCACCGACCCGCGCTCGCGCGGCATCATGCGCGCCTATCTTGGCTGCTGCTTCGTTGCCCTTCTGGCCGGTGCGGAGCGCATCTTGGGCGTGCTCTACAACATCGACTACGCGCGCCACGCTTGGGGACTCACGGCGCTCGCTGCGTGCGGCTTCGGAATCACTTCTGCAATCTCATGGCGACTCAAGCAGCGCCACATGAAAACCGGACTCTGGAAAAAGGTCCGCAGGGGCAAGGCTACTTACGCCGACGTGCTTAAGACGCGTAAGCAGCCTAAGCCCCAACTGGAATCTCACTAAGCCTTCGGAAGTAGAGCGTCGAACGCGTTAGCGACGGCGCTCTTACTCAACTCCAAACTCACCCGCTGATACTCACGCGTCTGCAAGATGGACGCATGGCCCAAGATGCTCTGAATGACCTTCGCGTCAATGCCGCTCTCTAGGAGCATCGTCGCCGCCGTATTCCGCGCTTCGTGCAACACGACCTCGCGCGACTTCTTTTCGATCCCAGACGCCGCCATGAGCATGTTCCACTCCTGGTTGTCGTCCTCTTGGCTTAGCGGCCTACCGTCCCGGTGATGCCACACCAGACCGTGCGGATTGGGGTCCGTGTCCATCCGCTTATGGACCTTAAGGCTCTCAAGCAGTAGCGGTGCCATCGGGATAAACCGCTCCCCCGCTAGCGTCTTAGGCCGCGTCCAGAACAGGGACCGGTGGCAGTGCCGGTACTCAAAGCCGGGCGGGAAGTCCTCTTTCTTAGCCGGGCAGAAGCCCACCCGTTCCTTACCGCACTTAGGCGATCCGTCTGGCTTGGTCCCGCAGCCGTGCGCGTACTTAAGCCGCTGTAGCTGCCAGGAGATATCCAAGAATCCCTTATCGAAGTCAACGCGATCCCATTCCAGCCCTAAGCATTCGGCCTGCCGCGCGCCGGTCATGAACGCGGCCACCCACCGGCTAGCGAGCTTCGGCCTCCGTGGGTGGTTCTCGTCGTCCCGCGCCGCCGCCGTCTTGAGGACATGGACCGCCGCGCTTGTCTCAAACGCGCCGCGCTGTTGCTTGACGTGCTTGGGCATCTTGATCGGGTCGCACGCGTTGCGCTCAATCTCGCCCTCGTCCACCGCGAGCTTGAGTGCGTTGTTAAGCGCCTGATACGCCTTCTGAGCGTTCCGCGTGGACCCCTTGGTGTCTCCGGTGCCGTCCTGTAGCGCGGCGAGCATAGAGCGCACCTGAGGCGTCGTGAGCTTGTCTAGCCGGATATCGCCCAGGTGCGGCTTGAGGTACAGCCGGGCCGTGCCCTCGTAGGACTGGTAGCCGCCTGGCCGGTTCTCCCGCTTCTTAACGGTCAGCCAGTAGTCCAGCCAGTCGCTAACGGTCTGCCCTTTGTTGGGTCCGTCGTGAACCTTGCCGTTGAGTACGTCCGCGCGGAGCTTGTTGAGCTTCTGTTGAGCGGTGCTCTTGACCCGGCTGCTGACGCGCTTCTGTTTCGGGTTGCCGTCCCTGCCGGTGATCCACACCTGGCCGATCCACAACTGCTGAGACTCGGACCAAAACAGGCCACCGTCGCCCCTCGCCCGTCTCTTAGATTTCGCTGTGTTCTCTGCCACTTTCGCTGTACCTCCACTGGTGCCGAAACCTGCCGAACTATACCTAACAGCTATCACTTAGCGTGTGCCTGCATAGGGTTGCATAGGCGTCCGTTAAGCCTCTTAGCTGCGTGTTTGACAGACTACACCAGGGCGTGCGGGGGTGTTACCTCTAGACTTTTAAGCCTTCGGTGACCTTAAGAACATGCAGGTCAGAGCGTTTTCCGGAGTCGCTATACCTAAAACTTTACCTTTCGGCCCTGGTCGCGTGGCATCCCCGCAGGTTAAGAAGGGTGCGCTTCTAGCACCTGCGGACACGCTGGGACAACCCCAGAGCGGTAAGACGACCCTAAGAGATTTCTTTATTAATTCCATATCGCTTCAAAAATGCAGATGCTCTTTAAAGACCCTCTGCTAGTGCCGTTCCCCACTACCGCAACGACAAGAGCTAACCACCTACGGAACGTCACCTTGAGTAGTTAAACAAGCAAGTTAAAAACACACGCTCTGTTAAGTGCGGAAGGAGACACGCGCGCGCGATGACGAGGTTCACCGACGACTTCCTCCGGGAGCTTGACGCGCAGATCACGCGCGAGCGCCAAGCCATGATCAATGCCGCACAGAGCCAGCGCCGCGAGTACGAACGCATGGTGCAGAGCTACGCTAAGAACCGCGAGGAATTCCGTAGAACGGTTATGGGCATTCCGCCCTCTTACCTGCTAGAACGTGAGCGTGGGTTAACGCCTCCCCGGCCTCGTCCGCGCCCGCCAGTGTTAGAGGAACGCGGCCCTCGCATTAAGCCGCCCGCGCGTCGTAAGCGCCCCAAGGGAATGTCCCTGCTTATCGGGGGTACAGTCGCGGTCGTGCTGCTAACGCTGCTGGTGCTCTACATAGCTCAATCGCTAACTAATCCGCTTCACTAGTTGACGGATTAGCAACCGGGGTGCTTTAGTGGTCACACCACGTACCCAAACCAAGATGGGATACGAAAACCGAGAAGGGATGAAACGATGGGTAAGCGCGTAACGGTCACTCTGTTCGATGACCTGGACGACACCCTGGACGCGGAAACCGAGCGCGAGTTCTCGGTTGGCAACGTCGGCTACCACCTGGACCTGTCCGAAAAGAACGCGAAGCTGTTCGATCAGGACATGGCGAAGTGGACCGAAGTGGCCTCCCGTACCGGCTCCGGTAGTGGCCGGGCGCGTAAGCGCAGCGGTACGCGGATCACGCATTCCGGTGGGGAGCCGGGTCTGCCGCTCGCGGAAATCCGTGCCTGGGCACAGGCAAACGGTATGGACGTAGCGGAGAAGGGTCGCGTAAGCGCCGAGGTCGTGCGAGCATGGAAAGCCGCAACGTCCGAGGACAAGCCGGAACCGGCTAAGAAAGCCGCACCGGCCAAGAAAGCGCCGACCGCAAAGAAGGACGAACCTGCGTTTTCGGGTACATAAACGCGGGTACGTCAACGGACGTACGACACGGACCGCTAGCCCTGGTGACCTCTGGGAGGGGGATTCACCGGGGCTAGCTCCGTTTAGGGGGAAAGATGGCTGACGTACAGCCGCTCATCATGGGGGAAATCGGATCAATCGCACACGGCCTTGGGGTGCCGGAGAGCGATCACGACTACATCGCGGTCTACGCAGACCCGCCAGAGGGGCTTATTGGCCTCTCAGCGCTCCGTGGAGCGTTCAAAGTGCGGGACCGGGCCGAAGGGGTTAAGAGCGAGCCGGGAGACACGGAGATTGTCTACTACGGCCTCCGGAAGTTCGTCAGCGAAATCGTCAAGGGTAACCCGACGCTCCACACGCTGCTATTCACGCCGAACCTGGCATGGCCCGACACAATCGGATTGCAGGCATTCGCGCCTAACCTCCTGTCCCGGCAGATCGCGGTAACCCACGTCGGGTACGCCAACGGCATGTACGACCGGCTGACCGGCGTGCGCGCGCCCAGGACTAACCGGCCCGAACTAATCGCTAAGCACGGCTACGACACTAAGGCCGCATTCCACGCGATCCGGCTACTGATTCAGGGCCACGAAATGCTGACCCACCAAACCATGACCATGCCTATGCACGACCTCGCGCGCGACTTTCTGCTAAGCGTTCGCAATGGCGAGCTAAGCGAGGCTAAGGCTCTTGAGGAAATCGTCTACTGGCGCGAACGGATCGAAGAGGCGGGGCAAACCTCTAAGCTCCCGCTGCGCCCGGACATGGACGTGGTAAACGCTTGGCTGGTGGAAGTTCACTCGCGGGTATGGAATAACGTCCCCTTTCCTGTCTAAGCTCTCCCTATGGGAGAACTCTTCGTTTGGCTGGTGGTTGGCGCGGTCCTGTTCGCGGTCGTCTCCGCGATCTGGAAGTGGGTCCTTCTCGGTCTGGCCTTGTACCTGAGCTACAAGGTCGCCAAGCGAATTCTTGCGTACGTCCTGCGACGGTTGGACGCTCACAGGAAACTCCAACGTGATTTAGTTCACAGGGCGTACGAACAGGACTCAGCTTTGCTGCGAGGCGACGAACTGACCGGTTACTACGGGGAATACCCACCGGTAACCTGGCCTGAAAATTAGCTGTAATTGCAAGCAAATTGACGAGCTTGACAGGTGCCAAAAACTCCCTAGCCTGGCTTGAAGCGGCTGTCGGATGACTGCGATGGACACCCCCTCCCCCCCGGTCCATTGTTAACCTTCGGCAGCCGTTCAGGGGAGGCCAGGACTGGCCGACATGTTGGCCCTGGCCTCCCTCTCCACCAGGCGGGGGACCGGCCCGTCTTAAAGGGTAATCGGCTGTTGCACTGTTGCCGGGTCGGTCCCCTTTTAAACACAAAAAAGCGGGCACCCGCGCTCAACCTCCGGGGAAATAGAGGGAGCGCGAGTGCCCGAGTTTGTTAAGCCGCTAACGGCTTCGTTTCCTCACTTAGTTCTTTCAGACGCTTAATGTCGTCATGGCGATAACCACTCCACGTCCACGTAGCGCCGTCGCCTAGTTCAACGACAACGACCGGGAACGCTGAGTGCCCATCAGCCTTAAACGCCTCAATCTGGTCATCAGTAGCAATCTCCGCAGCAAACGGGAGTCCGTTCTTCTTAAGCGCGAGCTTCGTAGCCATGCAGCCGGTGCAAGGGGTAGCCGGTGAGTACACCGTTACGTCCATATTTCTAGTTCCTTATCAATTCCTCGTTCGCGCATCCACTGATCACGGAAGCGGAGGAACGGGATATGTGGCTCTAGGTCCCAGCCCTTAGCGATAGCGATAAGCTCTGCCCTGCGGTGCCACTCCGCATCCGTCACCATGTACGCGAAGTAACATTCGTCCCGATACAGCAGCGCCCGAACGCGCCTATCCAAGGCCACGATCTGACGCCGCATATCGTCTGATTCAGCTTGCGAGATTGCGCGCCGGGCCTGGAACCACTTCCCTACCGGCCCGAGCGCATCACCAAACGCCTCAAAAGTTCCAGCCAGGAAACGGACGATGACATAGATGCCGAACATTAACGACGCGACAACCGCAATCGTCGGCCAGTTCGTCGTCAGCATTACAGTCCAGTCGCCCGTCTCCATGCTTAGCTCTCGCTAACTGGCGGGGTATCCTCCACCGGCTGTTCAGGCTCCGGCTTCGGTGCAGGCTTCGGCTTAGGCTGCTTAGTCGCAAGAGCCTTCGCATTGTCCAGAACGTAAACGTCCTTTGGACCCTCAAGCTCTTTGAGCGCCGCGAGAACCTGCGTCACCTTGTCAGTGCCAATGTCGCTGACCTCAGCGTCCACCTTGAACCGCGCGCCCTGGTGCAGCTTGCCGCCCGAGAGCGCCGACGTGACCGCACCGACCGTATGGACCCAAGAGTCCGAGCCGAGCGCCACGATCACAACCACCTTGCGGATCGCGCCGCGATCAATCGCGTGCTTGGCCCATGCGTAGTTCCGGCGAAAGTGCGGGTCAACCCTGCGGCCACGGACCGCTAGCAGATTTACCTCATTGCCCTCAAAGCTGTCGTCCAGCACCGGCAACTGCTCGTCAAATACCAACAATGTCCTTACCTCCTAAGCCGCCGCGCGCATAGGCACGCTGGCAACAATGTCTTGCATGTGATTAAGCGCGATCTGCCAACAGTCGCGCGGGTCGCCGGGAATCGGCTTAATGAACTGGTACGTCGTATGTGGACTAGTGCCCTTAGCGATAAAGAACACAATCGCATCCCACGCGGCAGTAGCAGCGCCTTGCGCTTCGTGCCACGTCGGAGACAGAACCAACTCCAATACCTGCTTACCCAAGTTAAGCGGGTTACCGGTATTCACAATGTCCCAGACAGCGCGCATGTTCTCGTTCTGCTCAGCCGAGCTACCCGGCTTAGCGAACGACGAGTAGAGGTCATCCCCCTTAGCGCCAACCATCCGCTTATCCGACGTGAAGTCCCAGTGCTCAGCCGGAGTGTCATGCGCGTTAGGCAGCACAATCCCCTCGCCGTCCGAGTAGGCGCAGCCGGGGAACGTATGCCCGTTCTGACGCATCGGATTGCCGAACGCGTTACTGCCCCTGTAGGTGGCCTTGAACTCTTGCAGATCGCCGTACAGGACCCGCATTAGCACCGTCATAGCGACGATGGCACCCATGCTGTACGCGGTGAAGCACCACGGAACAACCTGGCAGTTGTGCAGACGCAGCAACCGGATGAACTCTTCAACGCCCGTCTTAACGCCACGACTCATAGGCACCGGCGAAGTGTCATAGCCGACAGGCTGGTGATAACACTTCCGCTTATCTAGAAGCTCGCCAATGTCATACGGGTAGCCCATGTCCCATGTAGAACCGGCACCGTTGATTGAGAAGTGGATAATCGACGGACCAATAACTACCGGCAGCGGAACCTTAAGCGCGTTTAGGTCGTTATCGCTAACCACGCCATCCTGAACCTGCCCGGTCCGAAACTCATACTCTTTCTGCCAGAGCACGGCGCGAGGGCCGAACTCGTCTGTATCCATAGGCAGCGGGCCGTGGAGGCGGGTATAAAGCCCGCCAAACCACGCATTCATCTTTACCCGCCACTGGCGCACCGATTCGTTACGGTCGCCTAAGCGCAAGGGCATTTAGCCCTGCGACTTCCCAAGGTCGAAACCGGACGCTTGGATAATCTGCGCGGCCAGCGGACCGAAACCCGGAATCTGGTTAACCGCGCCGGTAATGGCCGTCTTAACCTTGTCAACCTCAGCCGCCGCGCTGGCCTGCGCCTCAAGCACAGCCTGGACTCCGTTAACGACAGCCTCAGCCGGGCTAACGGAATCGAACGTGCCGTCCTTACGCTGCTGGCCGACCTTAATGGCAGCCGTGGCCGGAGCGCCCGCACCGAGAATCGAAACAACGCCCGAAACGATGTTCTGAATACTGTCCGCGTCATCCTGCGTTAGACCAGCCCAGAGCATAAACAGCCCCAGGAGGCCCGGCACGATAGCGCCGACGTAATAAATGGACTGACGAATCTTAGGATTCATTAAGCAGCCCCTCCCCTCTTCTTAGCCAGGTATTCCTCAAGCACTTCGGGATAGTGCTTCTCAAGGTCCTTAAGAACTGACCTCGCGTGACCAACCAGGAACGGATCAGGAGTACCGTCAGCCCGCTTAACGCCAGCTAGCGTTCCAGCCGCAGCCTGAGCAACTAGGTCCAAAGCCCATTCCTCGCCGCGCTCAGCGCTCCGCTCAACGCGGTCCTCCCACCCGAACGTGGCAGAGTTGAACACCTTCTTAGCCAACGTGCCGTTACGCTCGTTGCCCTCGCGGTACATGTTCTCGTCTTGGAACAGCTTGCGAAGCTCGCCATATTCGGGAGCCGCGATCCACCGCAGCAGATTGAGCATTTCGCGCTGTTCGTCTGCATTAAGCGCGCTCAAGAAATCATCCCCCTCAGTGATAATTAGTGTTAGATCGTCGCCAACAGCGACGGCACGGTTGTAGCGGTCCTGACGGTCAGGTAGGCCGTTAGTCCCGCCGTTAATGATTTGAGTTGCCACCAACACGTCGCGCGCGTCCGACGCCTCGTTAAGCGTCGGGTACTTGCGCGTGCTCCGGACGGTCGTCGTCCAGTAATAGGCAGCGCCTAGACCGGCCCATTGCAGATCAGCGAGTGACTTCGGATTCTTAACGAACACTTCCGGGTCATTGACCAGGCCGCGCGCGTAGCACCACTGACCGAAGCCGCGATAAGCGCTAAGCCACGTCAGTTGAATCCACGTCCGACCCTTGTACTTCCAACGCTCCTGCGACTCGTCGCCGTCCTCGTATTCCTCCGTCGCGTTGAACCCCGCCGACTCATGGCCGCACTGAGCGAGCCACATGGCGATACGGGCCGGGGTCAGGCAGTCGGACTGCCTCAGACCCGCCGCAACAGCCGGTAGAATCTCCTGTGCGCGATTAATCGTCAGGCCGGTAGCCCGAGACAGGATCAGCGCCGGATCGGACGCCTGAGGCGTGTTTCCGCGCCGGAACGTAGAGAACCCGTCAGCCCGAATCTTGCGAGCGATAAAGTCGCCCACGCGCGCCTGGCCGTACGTGTTGTAGCCCATCTGGAAATGCATCGCGTCTTTAGGCGATGACCAGTCGTTCCCCCAGAAAATCGTGCCCTCGTAGAAGTCAAGCAACTCCCGAACGGTGGCAATCTTCGCAGCGTCAAAGCCAGCGTTAGCGATCTTAAACGGGTGACTGTTCCAGTTAAGGTCCATCGCAGTGCCCGACAGGTGGTTAGACGTGCCAACCGAGTTGGTTAGCGTCCAACACGCAGAGTCAGGGTCCCGCAGAGGTTCGACATAAGCGTTGAAGTCGGCGGCGAACGCCCGCATGATAGCGAGCGGCCACCCCTTAGCGATCTGCAATGTGACCGAAGTGCCAGGGATATTCGTCCACTGGCACTCCGTGTCCCAAATCATTCTCCAACCGTTTTCGGACCAATCGTTTCCGTAAACGGTTCTAGGCATTACTGACCTAGCAGCTTCTTGATCAGTTCGTAAGCCTCGTCATCCACCTTGCCGGGGATAACCTTCACGGCCAGACCTAGCACGAATAGAATTGCCTTTAGCTTCATCTGTTCCTTTCTTTCCTTAACCGGCTTAAACGCCGTCCTTGGCTTCCCAAGCTGTAGGCTCAACGCCCGGCGTAAACAGCGACGTTTGCCAAGCGAGGCCCGTATAACGGAATCCCTCGCCGTGCGGAACGATGTTGTCTACGTCCTCCCACTCCAAGAGCGGGGTAAGGCTGGTGCCCTTATAGAGCGCCAGCTTGTTAGACAGGAAGTTGTATTTGACCTGATAAACGTCACCGTTAGCGGTCGTGTTATTGACCGCGGTCCCCTGGTAGTCGTACTCCAATGGACCCTTACCGGTAATCGCCCGGACCCGGTTATTGCTAATGCCGGTTTCAAACTGAATGCCCATGTACGTCTCAAGCGTGTAATCGCCGCAGACGATGACATTGAGCTTTCCGGCACCGACGTTAAGCACCTTTAGGTTGATCGTTACCGAGTCCATATTCAGCGGCCACAGCCAGCGCGCGCACGCCTCACTGAACAGCGCATAGTTGGGACCCATCGAAGGGTCCTGGCTGATCAGCGCGTGCGTGTGAATCCCGAGCGATCCCCAGCCGTTACCCATCGGCTTCCACATCGGCCCGATATATTCGCCAATGAAGTTCGCCGTGTACTGCACAGCCGAGTCCTCAGGACTAACCACCGTGCTAAGCGGATAACGCGGCTCGCGCCGGATCACCGTTCCGTAATGCGTACAGATCGGCTGTGAGGCCGGGTACTGCACGAACAGTTGGAAGTTCGCGCCGTGCGGAATGTTCTTAACGTCATCCGCAGTCTGAATGTAGTGAATTTCCTTCGCGGTCACCGAGCCGGGAAACTCCCCCAGCAGACCGCCCGCGTCGTCCGTGAAAACGATCTTCGCTACGGTGCCAGCCGGGTAAGCGCCCTTAAGCCGCCAGCCCGGAATCTCAAACGCGCTGCCCGCCGACAAGGCGAGCGTTTCCATCGTCGGAGCGAGGTTAAGCATCCTTAACCCCCTTAAGCGGCAATCGGTGACAAACCGAACGTGTTAGTAGCCAGGCGGATAATGTCGCCCGAAGCGCCACCCTTAGATACCGACGCCTGCACCGAGTACAGAAAGTTGCCGCCCGTAGACGCGTCCCAGAATGAGACGCCCACAATCGTCTCCGTCGCGTTAAGCGTGAATTCCGGAGTATTGGAGATAGCGATAACGCCAGCAGCCGCCGCGCTAAACGTCGTCGCAATGCGCGTCGTCAGAGCCGAAGAGTTACCCGTACCGGCTGCGCCCGGATCGCCCAAGTGCAGCTTCGCGTAAATCGCAGTCGGTGGCGTATAAGCCACATTCCTAAACGCGTGATCTAGCAGCTTGTTAGCAAGGTACGTAGAAATGCCGTACGCCATAAAGCCCCCTATGAAGTTGTTATTGAGTTATTGATATGCGTAAAACCACGCCTGACCGCGACCACCCTTTTTGCCAGCGGAAAAGGTCACGATGCCCGCAGGCCCGCCACCGCCAGGAACGCCAGCATCATCCCCGCCAGCGGTTAGCCCGCCGCCCGTATAGGTCTGACCGCTAAGCGTCTGCGTCTGCGGGTCCACGCCCTGTCCACCGGGATCAATGGAGTTACCGCCGCCAGCCCCGCCCGTAGACGTAAGCCCTCCCCAGCCCGCAGCCGTCGCCGTCGTATTACCGCCCGGAGAACCCGCAGCGGGAAGGAATGACGCCGAGCTACCGTTACCGCCGTCGCCAATCGTCCCGGTGATCGTTAACGTGCCCCACGGAATATGCACACCGCGCGTAAGCGTCACAATGGCCCACGACGAAGCGCGGCCACCCTGCCCCCAGGCACCGAAGTTGATCATTCCGCGACCGCCGCCGCCGCCGCCAAGCAGGATCACGTCAATGAAGTTGGCCCTACGCGGAATTGTGTACGTGTAAGCGCCGACTGTCGTAAACGTCTGCCCCGCCGCCGTGTACGGAGGGAAACCCATCTCCGCGTAGCGGTTAGCGTTGATCGTCTGAGCCGCCGCAATCGAATTGACCCGCGCAAGCTCAAGCGACCGGTCGCCGGTGATCGTCTGAGCCGCGTCAATGCTCGACCGAATGCCAAGTTCTGCAACCCGATCCACCGACAACGACTGCGGCAAGCCCAGAGTCGCAACCTTGGTCAGTGCTGCGGCCCGGTTGGCGGTCAGGCTTAGCGGAGTGCTAAGCGGACCAACCGACTTAAGGCCGAGCGACAGGTTCGCCGTGATCAGCGCCGCCAAGTCCAGACCCGTAGTCCGGGTGAAGCTCAGCGACCTTTCCACCGCCACCGACAACTCAGAGTCGAACTGGAACGTCGCGCTCATGTGGAGTACGCGGTCAACCTCAATCGGCCTGTTAGCGACCAACATGGAAACCTGACGCAGAGCCGCGTCCCGGTCAGCCTCAACCGCTGCAACCATGTCCAGATGCAGCAGCGCCCCAAGCTCAGCCTCAGTCACGCAATGCACCGATAAGGCGTTCTCCACGTTGAGAACGACCCACCAGCCAGTCCCGTAAGTGGGAGGCGTGCTATCAATCGGCGGGAACCAACCCCGAGCCGGAGAGCGGGACAAATCAGGTGGGCTTATATCCCACGACATAAGCCCCCCTTAGGTGATTTTAGTAATGGTGAAGTGCGTCCACTTGCCTGTGCTCTCGCCCTTGATCTGCGTTGAACCCGTCGAACCCATACCGATTTGCAGAATGTCTCCTGCTTTCAGGTAGTAGACGAACGGATCGCCACCGACGCCCGAGTCAGCCGAAGTGGCCGGGACGCCGAAGCCGTTAATCAACACCGACTTAGTTGGCTTACCAATCGCCTTAATGACCGAGTTGACGTACCAGATCAGATGCCAGTCAGTAGCACCCATGCCTGCAACGTTGTCGTACTCCAATCGCGCCGTGCAGAGGTAAGTACCGTCCTTAGTGATTCCCACCGCGTTAATCGCCGGGTCCCACACAAGGTCAGCGCTCTTGTAATCGACAACATCGAACGTGTTAGCAGGCAGCACCACATCGCCGGTAGACGGCGTGACGTTAGAAGTCACCGACCGGTACGCACGCATCGTCGTACCGACCACCGCCACCGGAGCGTTATCCGAACAGCCAACGAAGGCAGCCGGAGCCGGTGAGGCCGAACCCGAGTTACCCGTCATCGACAGGAATCCCCAGCCCCGGTAGTTAGCGCCTATCTGACTGACATGCGTGGTGTCCGTAAAGTCAGCCACCACCTTGGAACCGCTAAGCACCTGGAACCGGTAAGGGTTGCCCGAGATACCGACACGGACCGACAGGTTGTAGTTGTACGTCGCCGGGATATTCGTCTGAAAGACGTGCGGCACGCCGTTCACGTAGCAGCCAAGCTCCGCGTAGAAGCCCAGACCGAACGCGCCCGCCCGGTAGCCCTTCGCGTAGACGAAGTTCTGCTTGTCGGCGCTCATGCGCGCGCAAGCCCAGTTAGACGCGCCAACCTCCGGAGGCCCGGCCACCGTCGCTTGAATCAACTGGTAGTCGGTGTCCGTCACGCCGCCCGTATAGCGAGCCAGCACGTAGTTGTCCGCGCCGCTGCCCTCGACCCACTCAGCCTGACTGTTGATCCGCAGATGGCCGGTGCTGTTCAGGTAGGTCAGATCGAACGGAGCCGTAGAGAAGTCCGACGAAGGCGGCAGCTTAGTGAAGTCAACCCGGTAGTTCTTGCCCGAGTTACTGTCGCCCGTCGCCTGAATCTTCAAGTCCTGCACGTCCTGCGACAGGCCCATAACCGTCTCTTTAAGCGACTTAAGCGCCTCGTTAGCGTCCGCTAGCGTCTGGTTAGAGTTGTTGCTGCCGAATAGCCGGTTCACCAGAGCGTCAATGTTGTTCTGGAAGTCCTCGACGATGTTCGACGCGATGCCCGAAACCTTCTCGCCCGGCAGGTTAACGATGTTGCTTGCGTTCGTCAGCTTCGACGCATCGAACAGCCCGCCGCCAGTGAGCCACTGAATCTTGCTTAGCAAGTCGGCAATGGTGCCACCGACGCCGCCCTTGACCTGATCTAGAAAGTCCTGCCACTCGTCTAGGTGCAACACCTGGCTAATGGCGTCCTCTAGCTCAGCGGTGACTTGGCTGAACCGAGACACCAGGCCGCTAACCCATTCCATACGGAAGTTCGGATTCTTTTTCAGCGAGGCGTCATCGAACCAAACCGTTCCGGCGCTCACAGCGCTTGTGACGGTCAATTCAGCCACGACCACATCAACCCCTGCCGGGACCGTGTAAGTGCCTGAGAGTTCAACCCAGCCGCCCGCAGTGCCCGTTGGAGAGGCAATGCCCTCAATCATCGTCGTGCTGACGAGCGACAGAACCCCATCGTTGTCCGAGTAGGCCGACACCGACAAGCGGATACCGTTCTGGCCCGCCGTCGCCGTCACGCCCGAGTAATTGGCCCAGACGGACACCGACAGTTCCTCGTTCTGCGTGACATTGACGGTGTTAGAGCGCAGCGTCTTAATCGACCCGTTAGCGGTCGTCTTAGCCGACCCCACATTGGAGTGGCCGACCGTTCCGTCCCACACAAAGTCCGGGTTGTTCTTAACGGAAATGGCGCTGTTCATGCCGCCGTTGTCAAGCAGCTCCGGGGACACCAGGCCGATAGACCCAAGCCCGACCTGCCCCAGGTTGCCCGGATTGATCTGGCCGAACAGGTTAAGCGCGCTAAGCGGAGATTCCTCCGTCAGGTACGTCGCCAGCTTCTCAATCGCCTCAACCAACGTCGCGCCAGCCTTACCGGCGATACCGTCGATCAGTTCAGCGATAGCCCCGAACGCAGCCGCTAGGTCAGCCCAGCGATCACTTAGGAACGCCTGTAGGTCCGTTAGCGCGCCCGGCTCGCCCGTAATCGCCTGAACGATCAGGGACGTGAACTCGCCAAGGTTCTGGAACCCGCTAAGGATCATCTGAAAGAACGTCGTAGACGCGTCAGTCCACCCGCCGTCGTTCTGCACCTGAGCGGCGAAATACTCCCGTACCTGATCCTCTGTGCGGTTCGCCAGCTTCGACAGGTCGTTGGTAAGCATCCAATGCGCGAGCCACGCGCCGGGGTCAAGCCCGTCCTGCTTATTGGGTAGGTTTGCACCCATTAGGCGCTACCTCCCTCCATTTGCGCGCGCGCCTTCTTAAGCTCAGCCAGGTTGGCGAGCAGTTCCTTACTGGTCTGCTCAAGCGCGGCCTGGTGAGTCGCCGGAGTAACCTGACTGATCTTCTGCGCGATTTCCGGGAACTGATCGGCCAGCATTTCTGCCACGTCGGCCTCAATGTCCTCAGGCTTAATGTCCGTCGTGCCGTTAGCCTGGAAATTCCGCTCCGGCCCAACACCCTCTTTGACCCACACCGTCTGCAATTCCGGGTGGAACCGCGCGCCCATCCGGTAGAGCATTTCGCTTAGCACCGGAAAGCACATCGGCGGGATAAGCGGCTGGTTGGGAAACTTCCCCTCCGTATCCCTTGGGTCAGGCACACCCGCCGCAAACATCCACGCGAACATTTCCTTCGGATCGTCCAAATTGGACTCCGCTTGCGTCTTAGCCACAATTACCCCTTAAAAGTTTGGTGCCACGCCTTTACGCCCCTCGGCGTGGCTGATAACCCGGACTCGATTTACGGCAGCACTTATATGGGCTGCCCACGTCAGTAGGAACGCGGGTGTTTATCCCTTAGCTCGCAACCAGTTGGACACCAACGTTGTTGAGAGCTTCACTCATCTTTTTCGTCAAACGAGCCATACGCTCGCCCATGCTCATAGCGCGATCAGACTTACCGGCCTTAAGCACCCAGCTAAGCGGCATTTGCCCCCCGCTAGAGTGATCCCAAGCCGCAGTCATTTCCTCAAGCTGGTTAACCCAGATGATCTGCTCAACGCCCTTAGAGTTGACCGTCGATCCCATACGCTGACCCACGTCGATATGCAGACCCGGAATGATCCAAGAGTCATGCAGAGCCATCGTGTGAACGGTCTCCGCACGCCCAACCAGGAACCCGCCTCGCAAAGCCGCAAGGGCCGCTAGCGACCAGGAGTTAGACTCCGCGCCTTGCTGGTAAAGCTCCCAGTAGTGGACCCACCCCAACTGCGTAGCTCGACCGGTGTTTTTCCAGTACAGCCACGCTGCAATCGTGCCGACGATAAACGGCATGATTATGTCCGCTGCGATATCGCCCGCAGACGAGAAACCGCCGAGCAACATATAGCCCAGCAAGTTTCCGGTTGTGGTGATGATCAGCTTAGCGATAGCGTCCGCAGCCGGGTTATCGCCACCGACCACAACGCTAACGTTCTTAGCCGGTCCCCAGCTTAGATCGGACGACTCAATAGGCGTCCACTCGTTATCTCGGACCACCAGCCAAGGCATCTTCGCCATAGTCGCTAGGAATCCCGACTGGTAATACTCGTCAGGCTGCAACGTCTGGTCGTCGCCAACCGTGCTCAGCGTGTCCTCAACGAAGCCGCCGCCGTACACCAGCACCGACCGCGCGAAGCCGTCAACGATGGTCCCCTCAAAGAAGGTCCCCTCAAGCGCCGTAGCGTTAGAGTTATCGACAACCTCAAAGACGAGAGCGCCATTCTTAGGGTTAGGAACACCCGGAATATCGCTAACCTCGCCGTCATCCGTAAGGATGCGCCGGTAAGTGATCGTAAGCTGCGCGTCGTCCAGCGAATCGGCAATAACCGAGTCAATCGGATTCATACGCGAGGACACGAAAGTCCACAGCGAGGAATCGTCTAGCAGGAACGAATTCGCCTTAACGAAACACTGCCAATCCGACCAGTCAAAAGCGTCGTCCCAAGACTCAAGGTCAAAGGGGTCGTCAGGCAGATTCCACCAGTTCCCCTGGACACGCATTAGGTTGATTAGGATTAGTACGCTAATCGTCCATTTTGCCGGGCCAGCCAGCCCGAAAATGCGCGGAAATTGCAGGACCGGGATTGGTAGGAACGGGTTAGGAGGGCACAAAAGGTACTGCAAGAAAGTCAGGTCATCGTTAAACGTAACTTCAAGCTGCTTAACGTGATCCTTAGTGATTATCTTCCAGTGATCTAGCAGCCCACTCCACCGCTTCTTACCGCCGTAGAAGTCCACCGTAATAACGACGTTCTTCTTAAGCGCCGGATCGTTAGGCAGCTTCTTAAGCCACACCGCCAAGTAGTGATCATCCCGAAGGTTCAAGATGCCCTGAGACGGCGTGTTGTTCTTAAACGGGAAGCTGCCGTTAATGGTGTCGTCGTAATCGACGCGCCCCACGTAGACCAGGCCCGCGTCACCCTCCGGGTTGTTCATCCACAACCGGATCAGAGGCTTAGCGCGCCGGATTCCCGCGTGCTGATCCCGCACCGTCTGCGCCTGGTCCTCAAGCGAGCTAAACGCCGCCCACTCGTCACCGTCAGCCGCCGCCAAGATGCTCTGCCAGTCGGTATTAGCCATTCGGCAACACCCCTGGCCGCGACCAAGGCCGCGAGTGCCAACGCTCCTGCGTCAGCTTGATAGCGCCACCCTGCGGAGCGTTCTTAAGCCGTACCGGGACCTTCCCGCCCTTACCCGGCATCAGCGGGTAAAGCAGGTCGTTGCCCTTCCAGCGGTGCTGCACCGGGGAGCCGTTAACCGCAATGATCGTCTGAACGCGAGGGTCCGAGTCCACCGAACAGTGCTCGTTCTCTACCAATTCAGGCAGAGGAATGGTGCGGCCCTGATCCTCAAGGCCACGCGAGTACATGTCGTTGCCCCAAGAGAAGTCCGGGAGAATCCACAGACCGGGAGCCGTAACGAACCACCGCAAAAAGATCGGCACATCGCCGTAGTTGAAAATGTCAAAAGTCGTCATGTCCTGCGTTTGCAGGGTTGACCACTTGTATTCCTTAGCGGTTTCCCGCCAATAAGGGAACGTAGCGGTCACAGTCATCACGATTGGGTTATCCGCAGTGATATGCGGGTCCTTCTCGTAGTAAGGCTTAGGCGCTTCCATCAGGCGCACCTTTAGGTACCGAGTACCGTCAGCCGTCGTAACCCTTAGCTCAGATTCCTCGTCGTAATCCCACGCCCACCGCCACTTAGAGTCGATGGTTGACCACGTTTCCGGCTCGCCGTCGAACGCCTGGACCGTAAACACAATCTCGCGGCGCTGCGCGCGCTTCCCGGCGTATTCCTCACCGAACGGACCAGGGACGTAAAGCGTCTTAACCGGAGCGTCGTAGAAGTTCTCCAACGCACCAGGCGAAAGCGTCACACCCTGCGCGCCCATGCCGGGACCCGATAGATTCCAAAGCGAACCGTCCCGACCCTTCAATTCAATCTTGAGAAAATCGGTCACTATTCAGTTGTCTTTCTAACGGGAAAGGCCGCCCGGCCAAGGGATTGGAACCCTTAACCGAGCGGCCTAACCGCGTTTCCGTATTTAGTTATCGCATCGGCAGGAATGGTGCCTGCGTCTGCGCCTCCCTACGCTGCTGTCCCCTATGGAACTCTTCGTAGTTAGCCGTATGGATATCGCCGTAGTTGTTAACCACACCAGGACCGCGAGGCTGACTCTGCGGAGGACCCTGAGGCAGAACCGGAGCACCGTAAGCGTTAGCCGTAGTGCCCGACTGACCAGGAGCCGTACCCACAAGCAAGCTCGACAGGATATTGAGAGCACCCGTAGCGACCTGACCGGCCATCTGCGCGCCCGCTTGGATGCCAGACGATGCAGGGCCAGAAGCCGCCGCACCCGCGCCCATCGTGCCCGCCGACAGAGCCGCCGAAGCCGCCATAGATGCAATCGAACCCACCGTGCTAAACGCACCCTGAATGCCCTTAGACAGAGCAGGGTTGTTGTGGTCCGTGTTCGTCGGAGCCGCGCCGAGAATCGACCGTGGGTCAACCTCTGGGTTAGCCCCTTCCGGTCCCTCAGCGCCCGGCTGAGCGCCGTCTGCCGCACTAGTGCCGCCAAGGCTGATACCCCCGAGCGCCTGAGCCGCCGTATCCGTCACCGGAGGCTGACTCTGTGGAGCCTGAGGGTCAGGTCCCGGAGGACCCGCCATAGGAGCAACTGGTGGAGGCAGAGGACCCGCCTGCTGAGGCGTCTGCGTCTGCATCCCCGCGATCTGCAACGGCACCGGAGTACCGTCCGCGAACTTAGGGAACATCGCCGGGTCAATCGCGCCGCTGTTAAGCGCCGAGAACAGACCAGGATTACGCGACACCACCGACGCCCGAGTAACGAACTCGCCGTCACTCAAGCGCGCCAGGATCGAATCAGAGGTCCCGTTACCAGGACCCCTTAGCAACCCGCCAGCCGCGTAACCCGGCGCAGCGAAGTACGCCCAGTTCGTGAACTGAGGATCGTTGTATCCCGACGCACCAGCGCCAACCGCAATCGGCTTGCCGTACGTACTCGACTCAAAGTTGCGACCGTCAGGCAGCGTGCCCGCCGTATGGCTAGCGTTCCACCCGATCCGCAGAGTCCCCGGTGGAGCCTCGCTTGGATCGTCAATGATCACGCCACCCTTAGCGGGAATCGTGGACGAAAAGCCCCCGGTGCCACCGGAGCGGCCCTTGAACTCGTTACCCATGAACGCGTCTGCGACGTACATAACCATGCCCGAGCAGTCCGTGCCGTCAAGCGTCGAACCGCCCCACACATACGGCTTACCCTGCATCTGAGCCGCCATAGCCGCCGCGCGAGTGGCCGCAGGACCGTAGCCCATAGCCATATCGGCGGTGCCCGGCGTACCCACGCCGTAGTAAGCGTATGGATCAGCCGCCATAAGCTCGTCAACACCCGGAACTGCGGCCTTCTGCGCGTCCTTATCCTTATCGCCCTTACCGGTGAGGCCCGTAAAGACCCTCTTCCCGATACCGAAGTACGTCGGATCAATGCCAAAGAACCCCAGAACCGCGCTTAGCAGAATCTCGCCAACCTGCTCCAAAATGCTCACCGGCTGCAAGTTGTCTGGCAGACCACTAAGCCCCAGAGGGTCGTTAGCGGACGGCGTAAGCGACGGATTCCAACCGTTGATCATGTTCTGTAGCGGACTGCCGGTATCGCCACTCACCGAAGGCACAAGGCTCGCACTGCCCCCAGGCCCAGGCGCAGCGCCCGTTAGATGCGGAACACCGTTGCCCGTCCCAGGCGAAGCGCCGGAACCGTGCGTCTGCGGGTTGAACGGAGACTTAGCGTCAGTCGGAGGCAGGTTAGGACCAGGAGTCTCCCCCGGATCGCCGTCCCTGCCCGGCTTAGGCACATTGCCACTAGCACTGCTAAGAGGCGTGTACGTACCGGTAACCGGATCGAATAGCCCCGGATTCTGCGGACCACTCAGCGAAGGTGCAGGACCCTTAACCCCCGTAGGAGGCTTAGGAGCCGCAGGCTTCGGAATGATGCTCGCAGGCACCGCGAACGGACCGATCATCCCCGTAGGACTCTGAGGCCCAAGGCTTCCACCAGGAGCACCCGGAATACCCGGCGTGAACGACGGAGGACCGTCCGGAATGTTCGGAGCGCCAGGAATGGCAGGAACAAACCCGTTAGTCGGACCATGCGTAACCGTCATCGGCACCTGCCCCGGCGTGCCCGGAGGCAGCGGGAAAGGCCCAGGCGTATCCGTCTTAGGACCACCGATCAGACCACCAAGCCAGAAGCCCGGCAGATCATCCGTACCAAGCGCGCCAGCATTCAACGCGTCTAGGAAATGCGTACCGTACTTCTCGACCGCCGCCGCGCGCATAACGAACTCGCCGTTAGAGACGCGCGCCAGAATCGAGTCCGACGTACCGCTACCAGGACCCTTAAGAATGCCGCCAGCCGCTCGCGCGATCTGAGGCTGCAAGAACTGCTTAGCCAGATCAGGGTCCACCTTGATAGACGAACCCGAGTTACCGGCCAAAGGCTCAATGTTGTACTGACCCAGTTGCTCAACAAGCGCCGGAGGCAGGCGATCAGGAGGCGTATCAACCTCAATCGTCGCGCCACCATCACGGTTAATGTTGTAGAACGCCCGAGGCGTACCCAAGTTAGCGAACGGACCACCAGGCAGGAACTCAGCATTAGCGCCAGACAACGACCGCCCAAGGTCGCGGTTAAGCTGACCCTGAGCCAATCCCGAGTCCACGGCTTCGTTAGTCGCCGCGTTAAGCGAGATAAGGTCCTGCGCCCGCTTAGACAGACCAGGCGTGTCGCCAACGTTGAACGGCAGACCGGTATCCTCACCAAAGATGAAGTTGTCCAGCGTCTCGCGCATGAAATACTTCTTGGCGAAGTCCGTACGCGTCTGCGGCCCGCTCAACAGAGCGTCTAGGAAAGCATCTTCCGTAAGAACCGGAGTACCGCTCTCGTCGCCGCCGCGTGAATCCCGCTCATGGTTAACGGTGTCAACCGTTTCCTTGAGCTTAGGTCCAAGCTCCTGACGAAGCTGTTCCCGAACCGTGCCAGCGAACTCGTTACGCCCGGCCTGATCCGTAGGATTCATAGCCCGCGTGAACTGGTCCGTAAGCCCCTGATCCCGAGCGATCATCGGAATGTCGCGGCGGTTACCCCTTGGGTCCTGCCACGAACTTAGGCCGTTGATCGTATCGACCAAGCCCTGCTGCGTCATCGACCCCGACAGCGAATCAATGTTGCCCTTAAGCAGAGCAACCATGTCCGCGTGATGCTGAACCGCATCCGCTGCCCGCTGCTGAGCCTGAACCCAATCGTTGATCAGGAATCCGGCCAGCACCGTAAGGCCACCCATGACCAGGCCACCAGGCCCAATCAGGTTGCCAAACGCACGCAGCTTGCCCGACAGACCCTTGCCTTCGCCAATCTCCCTACCAGCGCGCTTAGCCGCACCGACAAGTCCCGTATCGGTACCAATCAGCGTGTTAAGCCCACGGATAACAGGGAAAGCGGTTTTCCACGTCATGTAAGCCGTGAAAATCGCCATGACTAGGCCCGGATGATCCCGCAGGATCGGCGCAACCGTGTTCAGGAACGGCATCACGATATTGGCCCAGTTCTGAGCCGCGTCCGCGATGTTCTTAATGATCCCAGGAATGGTCTTTAGAACCGGCTCCCACTTAGAGAACTCAGCGCGCGCATTCGCAAAGATATCGCGTAGCTTCTGCTGACCCTCCGGACCCTTAAGGAAATCCGCGAGCCGCTTAGTGTTCGTCTCAAGCCACTCCGTGACCGACTTACCACCAGCGCCCGTAAACGCCTCAGACACCGTGTTCATGATCGAACCGATATTCAGGAGCGTGTTACCAAGCTCCGTCAGCGCGGTTAGACCCTGATCAATCCACTTGTCAAGATTGCCGTTCTCGTCGGCCTTCGTAATGAAGTTCTCAAACCGCGTCATCACGTCGCCAAAGGCGTCCGACAAACGAGGCAGCGAGTCCGACCCAACAGAGCTAAGCCGCAGCAGACCACCAATCAGCGGGTTAATCGCCTGATCGAAAATCCGGCCAGCGTCAGCCGTGTTGCCGAAGATGTTCTCTAGGAATCCCTGGTTCTGATCCTGACCCAGCGCACCGAGCGCCGTACGCAGGTTGCCGTTAAGGGACCCTGCAACGTCCTCTAGCCCCTTTCGGAGCATGGGCAGGCTCTTACCCGCCAGAGTGGTTACATCGTCGCCCAGACCGGCAAATAGACGGTCCTGCACCGCGAAGCGAAGCTCATTCCAAGCGCCGCCCAGAGCCTTGACCTTGTTGACGAAATCCTGAGCGTTCGGAGACAGCTTCGCCATCGCGTCGGCCAGGTCGTTTACCGCGTCCGCGCCGCGCCGCTGATCCTCAAGAGCCGCCGTCAGCCGCTCCGTCGCGGCCACAACCGCGTCGTTACCCTGAATGCCCTTGACGTTGGCCTCAGCCACGTCCTGAGCCAGCCGCCCGTTCGTCTTACGGGTATCCGCTAGCTCGTTCTCAGCCCGGCGTAGTCGTAGCTGGTCCTTCTGTAGGTCAAACGCCGACTTGCCCAGCCTGTTGTTCGCCTCAGCCTGAGCCTCAGCCAGATTCATCATCGCTTCCGCTTCGTCTAGCGGAGCGTCCCGAAGCTGGTCGTTCAAATCCTGTAGGTTGCGCTTAGCGTCCTTAATGGCGTTGTTAAGGTCACGCGTCGAATCGCGCACCGCCTTATTCGCGTCCCGCTGCTGCCGTGCAGAGTCGGTAGCGTTCTTAGTCGCCGTCGCCTGAGCCTTGAAAGCATCCGCGAGGCCACGCGAGCCAACAATGCCCGCCGTCAGAGACGAGGCAAGGCCCGCCATGATGCCCGGCACCACTAGCGATGACTGCGCCAGCTCGACAAGCGACGTGTTCAGGGACCCGATAGCCAGCGCCGCCATGTTAAGCGTGCTAAGGCCAACGACCTTAAGGTTAAGGAATAACCCCTTCTTGAAATCTGACTTTAGGTCCTGATAGACGGTCTGAATATGCTGCACGTCTTTGATCAGGGTCTTAAACCCGTCATTATCGACGGCAACGCGCAGGTTGATTGGGTCCTTTTCCAGCGCGGTCTTAGCCGTCTGGACCTCGGCCATCATCCGGGTAGTGTCGGCGTTAACCTGCACGTCAACCGACTCGCGGACCTTCTGTAGTTCGCCCTTTAGCTTCGTATGGAAGCTGTTGGCACCCTTCCCAAGCGTCGGCACGATCAGCACCGACGCCTGGGCGGCAACAAATTCAGCCACAGTGCCCCCTTATTAAGTTGTTATTCAGTTATAGGTAGTTCCACTTAGCAGCCTCAGCGCCACGCGCCAAAGCAGCTTCGATGCCCGAATTAACCTTCCGTTCCTTACGCTTCTTACGTTCCTTCTCGGCGGGAAGCTCAGGACGCGGGTACGGCTTAAAGTCATCCGGATTACGGATACGACCAGCCTGCACCTGATCCGCGATGTAATACGCGGCATCCATTTCCTTCGTCCACTGCCACAAGCCCGGCTTACCGCCCGACTTCCAATCCTCGTCCGAAGCGTTAACCTGCATTTCGATAACCTCAGGATCGCTGAGGTACATCGCCTGCGTATAAGAGCCGCGCCAGGCCAGCAAGCACTCATAGTGCGAAATGAACTGGTCCCACGTACGACGCGACACATAGCGGTTAGCGAAGTCTCCATGCCGTTCCCGGCACTGACCGCACCTGCACGGAGCCGCGAAGTAATCCAACACGTTGTGGTTAAGAAGGTGCTGGAAGTCCCAGTTAAGAGCCTTCCAGTACCGCTCAAACAACTGCGCGACTAAGCAGATTTGATCCTGAGACTTACTTCCGAAAAAAGTGTTCGTTGTACTTCTCCATGAAAGCGTTCCAGACCTGCACAGGCTGCGGATCGAACAGTTCCATAGCCTTGTCGAACTGGTCACCGAAGATGATGCGCTGAGCCTCTTCCTCCGTGGTGGCCTTCATAAGCTCGTTAGCCTGCTTCTTAGTCGGGTTAGTGACCGTCAGGCCAGGCGCAACCTCAAGCGGCTCCGGAATACGCACAGAGTCGATCAGTTCCTTGAACAGAGAACCCACAAGCTCGTTCAGTTCAGCCATAAGAATATATCCCCTTAGTGTTAGTTATTTTTTGAGACGACGAGGTAAGGGGGAGCGGCCCGCTATATGACCGCTCCCCCTCATTCCCCGTTAAAAGCGACTTAGGAAACGGTCACCGAAGCCGTAGCTTCAAGCGCACCCTTCTTAGCCGTGATCGTCACGGAACCCGCCGCAACACCGGTCACCAGACCCGACGCCGAAACGGTCGCCTTGGTCGGATCGCTCGACGTGAACACCACGTCAGGCGTGTAGTTGATACCGTTATCGCCCTCAACCAGAAGCTGAGCCGTGTGCGAAGCACCGGTAGCAACCGTCACCGCAGGCGAGCCAGGCGTAATCGTCAGAGCGGTAAGCGACTGACCAAAGCCAGCCTGCGCCACAATGTCGCGCCAACCCGGACCCGCGAAGCCCTGAGCCACCGAGTAGCCCGCCGTGTCGTCACGGAACGCCTTAAGCGTCGGCTTGTACTCAAGAACGTTGTCGTCATTGAGCGTCTGGTTGTCCAGCTTGTCCAGCTTCACCTTCGGCATCAGCCAGTAGACCCAAACCTCGCGGTCGTTACGGTCGTCAAGGCCAACCAGGATCGCGCGGTAGTAGATGTTCTTAGGCACCTTAGGAGCCTCAAGAACGATGCCACCGAACTCCGAAGGCTGAACGTCAGAGAAGTCCTGCGTCCAGATCAGTTCCAGCACGTTGCGCTGGTTCTGGTACATCGAAAAGTCGAACGTCGTGGTCCGCTTGTTGATGATCGTCCGGATAGGCTCAGGCTCGCCGTAAGCCTCAATGTCCTTGCTGTCAAACTCGTTGCCCAGCGTCAGACCTGCGGCCTTCTGGAAGTGACCAACCGACTTATACCCCTCAGGGATAGTCAGCGAGCCGTCCGTAGGCGACTCAAGCGTAAGCGCCGGAGTCGTGCTGTACGGAGCCAGAAGCACGGTCAGGTTAAGCGGGGCGATAGCAAGATCAGCCTGCGCGTCCTTAATCGTGTAAAAATCCGTCATATTCAGTTGTCCCTCTATTTAGTTATGCGCTAAGAACTCGCTGCATAGAAATACTGCTTGTAGTCCTTTGCGGTTTTCAGGTTCACCGAGACCTTGAACACCGCGTTAATCACACGGTTATCAATGCGCTGTCCCGGCGTTAGTAGCTGCGGCCCGGAAATCTCCCCGGCACAACGAATCTGCGCCGTATAACCGTCAGCCATCTTGAACTTGTCGCCCTGCAAAGGCAGAAGCATTGCGCGGACGAAGTTCATTAGCGCCCACGAATCGTCACGGCTACCCGTAACAATCGTGGCTTGTAACTGGCACTCATCCTTTCGACCCTGGAAATCGACCTGGCCTCCCGGAAGCCGGAAAAACCAGAGCGTCGGATCAGGAGTCGCCTGCTCTAGCCAGTCGTCAGGTGCCCAACACCCGGTAATCACACCAGGCAACAGGGCCGAGAAAATGTCAATGAACAAGTTCTCGACGTTTACGAATGGGTCCTCGTACCAATCCGGTAACTCCAACGCCATTAACCCCCCTTAAAGACCCGCAGCAATAACAGCGGCCCGCAAGTCCTTGTGCGCCGGAAAGTCCCAACCCGAAGGGGGATTGCCGCCGTCGCCGTGCTCATGCAGAACGCCGTAATAGAACAAATCGCCAGGGTTAGGGTTGCGCGGGCTATACCACTTAGCCACCGGACCCTCGCCACCGATAGTGACGTAACCAACCCACCGGTCATTAGCGTGACCGCCGATTTTGGGCTTGGACTCAGCCGAAGCCATCAGCTTGCCGGTACGCTTAGCGACCTTAGCGCGGTACTGCATCACGACTTCCATGCCCATAATGTCCATTAGGAGCATCATGTTGTCGCTTAGCAGAAGCTCCGCTAGCCCCTTATTGGGCTTAGGAACATCAACGTCGATCAGCCGGTGCCCAATGGTCTGGCCTGCCTGCATTACGCATTCACCGCCTCAACCTGAAACACCATGTAACCGAAGTCGTACCCGCCGAACGGGTCGTTCTGGTCCCACGCTGCGTGCCCCACGACGGCGTAAAGCTCACCGTTAGCACGCTGTACGCGATCCCTCGCCTTAAGGTCGCTCCCCCGCTTCACGTAAAGCTCAGCCGTCAGAGAGTTGGACTCGCCCTTAAAGTTCCGGTCACGCCCGAACTTGTTAGTAGAAGTACCGGGTCCCCACGCGAAGATGCCCTTAACGGTGCCGTGAGCCTCTTTGTTGGGATTGCCGTACTTATCGGTGTCACCCCGAGTGACCGTTAAAGTTTCCTCATTCACCAGGGAACCGCGTCTCCGTATCCTTCATCCCCACCACAGAACGGGAACAGTCCGTCCCCTTCGCCGTGATGCAGGAATCCCGTATTACCGGCCCAAGGCCGTCCGTCCTCGCCGCGAGAAACGCTTACCGTCTGCAACCCCCCGGAGCGCTTGAAGCGCCTAAGGATCGCCAACTCAGCCGGGTAAAAGAACCCGTCCGGTGGCGCGGAGAACTGCACGTTAAACGGACCCATCTGCCGCGAGATAACGCGGTCAGGGTTTTTAAGCTCCCGGCGAGACGCCTGCAACACCACAGCCGTCACGTCCTCTGGGACGCCCGCAGGGGCGTCGGGCCACGCTCGACCCGACACCACCCGCGCCCAAGAGGAAACGATGGCTAGCACAAGCTCGGCCTGCGCTAGCTCATCGCTCCCCTCAGGAAACGTCGTAGACATGAGGGTCTGTAGCTGACCAATAGTCGCTAGACCCGCCATTAGGAGCTACTTACGGAACGGTGACCGTAACGGTGGCCGTCTTAGCGGTACCACCCTGCGGCGGCACGTAAGAAGCGGTGATCACCGAAGTACCGGCAGCAACACCCGTAATCAGACCCGTCGAAGCGCCGACCGTCGCCTTGGTGGCGTCAGCCGAAGCGAACGTGCAGCGCGCCGTAACGTCGGTGCCGTTGCTATCGCGGACCTTAAGCTGCTTCGTGGCCGTCCGGGTCGCCAGGGCGAAGTTGCCACCAACAACCGTGATGCTCTCGCTCGTCAGTTGAAGCTCAACCGCGCGAACGAACGAACCGTCAACCTCGCTCACGACCTTGCGGCCAGCGAACACGTCCAGAAGGGTACGGTCGCCAAGCTGCGAGTAGTCGTAGTCGGCCAGCCAGCGCAGCGCAACGCCGTTAGCGCTGAACGAAGCACCAGCCTTAGCACCCTCAGGCACAACCGGGGTCCGGTAAGCCAGGATGAACGCCGTACGGTGCCACAGGTACGCCTTATCAGGGGCGATAGCCAGCGACTTAATGACGTTCATGCCCGCCAGACGCCCAACGTGAGCCTCGCGCAGAGCCGAGTTAGCCATGTCGCCCGACCAGTCAGCGTGACGGAACTGCTTGTCCTTAGCCAGCGCCGCAGCGACAGCCGAACCAACAACCAGCGTGCGGCCATCGGTAGGAACCTTGGCCTCACCCATGCGCTGATCAGCCGTGATGAACGCAGGGACCGTATCGGCAGGATCAATGAGAATGGTTTCCTCGTAAGGCGCACCCTCAATAAGCTCCGCGATGTAGTCCTCAAGCTCGTAAGCAACCGCGCTCACCTGAGGCATAAGAACCTGCTGCGAGTAGTCGCGGATATCCAACGTGCGCTGCTCGTCCGTGAACTTGAGCGCGTGGTAGATGTGCTTATCAAGCGTCACGCCGAACGAGTGCTCAACCAGCTCGCTCGCCACGACGGTACGGTCCTCCGAACGCAGGTCGCGCCGGTTAGCCGTGGTGATGGCAGGCACGCGCACCGTAATGGTGTCGCCCTGCGAACCGCCGAAGTTGGTCAGCGGGTTAGTCCACACAAGGCCGGGAAGCACGATTTCGCGCTGAAGCTGCTTAACGCCAATCTCAGCGACAAGCTCCGGCTTGACAAAGATATGTGCGGGAGTAGGCAAAATGCTCTCCTTTATTTAGTTGTTAACTACGGAAATGGGAATTAAGAGAGACGGAACGCTTAGGAAGCCCTAAGCCCACCGCCACGCGGAAGGTCCTTAAGAATGTCGTCCGCGCTAACGGAAACCTCGTCGGTGTCCTCACCAGGCGTGGTAAACGTCATGCGTGCCTTCGGCTGATTTGAGGGCGGCTTCTTACCGTCCTCGTCGTCCTTAGGCGCGTCCTTCTTTTCACTCTTAGGCAGACCGTCCATAAGGTCCTCAATGTCTGCGCGAATGTCCTCTTCGGTATCGCCCGCAACGCGCTTGACCAGCTTCTTAGGCAGGCCCAGTTCGTCAGCGATATCCCGGACAAGCTCAAGGCGCTCAGCCTTAGTCAGCTTTTCCGTTAGAGAAGCCAAATCCTTTTCGGCCTTCTCGGCACGACGGGTCAGCTTCTCAATGTCCGAACCCTTTTCAGCCTGTAGCTTGTCCAACTCAGCGGCCTTAGCCTTAAAGTCGTCAAAGCCCTCGTACTTCTTGGCTTCGCGCGCTAGACGCCGCTGAACAGCCTTATCGAAGTCCTCTTGCGAGGTAATAGCCTTAAAGGACGGAGTTTCCTTACCACCATCGTCCGGGGTATCCGGCGTATCGGGGGTATCAGGAGTATCAATATCAGACATTAGTCATCCTTAAATAAACCAGTCAGAAATATGCGCGACTGTTCCGCGTCCTGAGCTAAGCGCTCAGTTTCTTAATTGAGTCGTCAATGAATTTGACGTTTGGCGAATCCGCCGCGAAGCCGCGAGCTAGTAGAAGCTCACGGTTTCGTTGAACATCAGCGATAACCTGCCGACGCTCGCTTAAATCCAGCACATCTGCGCTGTAAGGTGGTGGAGGTACGTAATTGCGACGGAAGTTAAGCTCTGCGGATCGGTACTTACCGTCCTCGCCCACTCCCGCCTTGCCGTACGTTTCCCACTGTTCAAGGAAATACTTAGCGCGCTCATCCCATTTGTCTCTTTGACTAAAGACCGGTCGCATAGTGCATTTACAGTTGTCATGCACCTTGGCCGGGCCATCACCTATGAACGCGCGCTTCGTGCCCTTGTCGCTATTGCTAGACCACTTAACTTCGCGGATTTTGTTAGAACTAGCCGCGAAAGCAGTCTCTTTGTAGTACACCGCCCCTTGTGACGCCAGAATGGCGCAGAATGAGCACGGATTTGAGTCGGTCTTGCGTGCGTAGCCAATAGCAGGCTTGCCCTTAGCCCCGGATTTCTCCGCAGCCTTGAACTCTTTAGCCGCCTGCTTAGCAACGAAGTCAAGAACCTGTGCGCGACCGCCGTCAGTCGCCTTAGCAGCACCCACACCTTGTGAGGCCGCGTTACCGGCTTCCATAGCGTCCTCTTCCGGGATCGCGCGCGCTACGGCGCGCTTCACCTGGACAGGACCCTTAACCCGCATCGCAGTTTGGATTTCCTGCGCTGGGAAATTAACCGCCGCCTTTACTGGCGGGTCTGCATCTGGAACAGCCGCGAACAACGCCTTCTGCACGTACTCAAACGCCGCGTCGGCTGATTGTTCATAGCCCATTCTGATTTGTAGCGTGGTTGCGTGCAGCCATGCCGTTGTCGAACTGTCCAGAGCATCGAATTGGATAATCGGCCACAACAGAGCTAAGCCTGCCGTGGTGCTAGCCGCGATAGCCTCCTGGGCGAGCACATGCTCAGTTGCATATAGCTCAGCCAAGGCAGGCACCGCGATTAGCGGGGAAGTGGCCTTATCCTGTTCGTCGGCCTCAGCCACTCAACCCCCTCTTTAGTTATGCCGCCCTACTCGACGGGTCGTTACCGTTAACCCCGCCAGATTTCTTAGGCGTCCGCTTGCTAGTGCTCGACGTTTTGCGCGCACCGGAGGCCGGAGTGGCAGGCTGAGCACGCGCGGCCTGAGCCGCCGCCTTCGCCTGCGCTTCCGCGTTCTGCTTAGCTAGCTCTTTCTGAGCCTTAGCCTGAGCGTCCTGCAAGTCCTTCTGGACTGCCCCCTGCGCTTCGATCACGCGCTCCTGCGTATCAACCTCAATATCGGCTGCGAACTGACCACCAGGGCCATTAGCAGTCCACCAAAGAAGCATCTGCGTCATGTCGTCGTCATCGTTGAAGTGCTGGCGCATCTGCTCAACGTCCGTCTTAGTAATCCCCGGAATCAGACCCCACAGGAATTCCTTCGGCATACCGAGCATCGTCGCGGCCTTGCCGTAAGCATCCACAGCCTGAGCAAGCGAGCGAACCGACGTGTCCTGCCACGACACACTGGCCGTGAAGTCACGCGCGCCCGCCTTATCACCCTCAACGTGCGCCGCCAGCCGTAGAAGCTGGTTGTGCGCCGAGCCAAACGTGATCTGCCGTTCGTAGAGCTTCTGAATAGTGCTCTTAGTGGCCGCTGTAAGCGCGTCTCCCGAGAGATTGGCGAGCGACCCATTAAGGACCCACACCGGGACCTGAGCGTTCGTAGCGAGGATTTCAACGTCCTGCACATGCGCCGCGATAAAGCCGTCAAGGCTCGTCTCCGGCAAGGTCCCGAACCTAGCTTGCTCGTTACCGTGCATCAGAATGTCGTCGTGAGCCAGGATCAGCTTCGCGCGCGCCTGGTCCTCTTCCGTCGCATCCCCGTCAAGGTCGTCGATGCCGGTAGCAGTCTTAACCTTCCAAGAGTTGTAATGCTGCGCTAGCAGCCGGTCGTAGTCCGTCTTGTCGATCTTCGACGCAACCGGGATCAGGTACTCAACCTCACCCATCGTGAAGCCGTCCAAGTCCTGCATGTTCAGGTAGCGCACAAACGGACACACGCCCACGCCGTGCCGGTACTTCTTAGGAGTGTCCTCATTCCGGAACTGGCCCGGATGCGGCATCTTAAGTTCCCAGTAGTGGTTCTCGTCGTAGAGCCGCACGTACTTACCGTTGTTAGCCAGCTCTAGCGCGTACTTCGGGTACTCGTCGTTGACGTGATCCTCATAGAGGGCCAGGAGCCGACGCGGAGACACACCGCGGATTTCAGCCTGGTTGGCACCGTCAAGCGCCGTACCAGGCAAAACGCGTGCGAATGCGTACCCGTACGTCAGCGCGGCCCGGTGAATACCGATCTGCCGCGACTGCATGTTGTTCGCGTTCCACGTCTGCCACGGACCGCTAGCGTTTTCCTTAGCACCTTCCGCGCGGTAGCCGTCCACAAAGAGCGCCTGCGTGAAGTGCGTAACCACAAGACCCAACCAAGGCGTCTTAGCGAGCTTAAGCAGCGCCCGCTTCTCCGCATTAGCGTTCTGAATCAGATAATCCGGCTGGTCACCGCGCGCCCACTTAGCGATCTTGTCCAGACCCTCGCGCTTCTTAACGAACTCCGGCCATAGCACGTTCTCAATGAACTTCTTAACCTCACCATCGGAGATTGACTCCGGTAGCTCAATAGCCATTTACACCATCCTGTATCGCTTCTTTTTGGTCAGCGATTCCTCAGCCGACTCCAATGTGAGAATCCGGTTGGCGTAAGAACACGCGACAATGCCAGTGATATCGACGTTGGTCCCTTTACGGAGCCAGCCCCAACCACCCATTTCGATCTTTCCGATTGGGTACTTAGTGGCACCGGCCAAACCCTTAACCAACGTGTCGTCGTCAAGGTGCGTCAGCTTCCCGCCCACAACGTCGTCGTAGAACTTCGCCGTCGCCGCCGCAATCTCCTGCGGGGTAAGCATGTGGACCTTGTAACCGATCTGCTCAAGCTCCGCGTAGAACGCGCCAGCCTGGGCACCGGCCTGCAATGCCACCGCCTTAGGTGGATTACTGGAACTGATAAGCCGCTGCATCGTCGGGACGATCCAATTGACACCCTTGTCCTGAACGATGACCTCAACATGCGACCGGCCATCCGGACGCTTACCAGCCAGGGCAATAGACCCCCAGGCGCGATCCGGAGCCACGTCCACGCTCGCCACCGTCCACTCAACGTCAACGGTTGGCTGCTCGCCGTTAGGCAAGTCCTCTAGCTTGCAAGCCTCCCAAGCGTCGAACGGGATAACCGAGTTAACGCGCGGGTCGTCCCACATGCCCATGTGCTCGCGGGCGAACTCCACAAACGGAAGCTGGACAAACTCAGCCTCAAGGTTCTCAATCGAACAGAACGGAGCACCTAGCGACGGCTGAGCCAAAGGCCACAGCGACCGGTCCTCCGGGTCCTCCCCCTCAAGCAACGACCACTCAGCGAAAAGCAGAGCATCGTTAGCGTGGGCGATCCCAGCGTCCCGGATACCGCTCAGGATTTCCGAGTCCTCCGTACCGGCAGAACTGGTGAACCAAGTCTGCGGATTGCGGTTAGCACGCTGCGTAGGGCCAAGAGAGGCAATTTCAGCGGCAGTGAGTGCATACGCCTCGTCGCACATCACCAAGTCAATGTCACGGAAACCACGACCAGAGTCAGGAGAGCGCGCAATGTAGCGCACATAACCCGGCTCAGGGTTCTTAGCGGTTTTCTTAAGCCGGATCGAAACCTCTTCGCCGCCGTTCTTATGGCGCATCACCAACTCTTCCAAGTCGGGATAGGAGTCGATCTTGCTCGTTAGTGCCTGCCAAGCCTGCGTGTTCGTCTTAGCCTGCTGCGACGTGTGGAAAATCTTCTCGTTAAGGCCGAACAGCCCGAAAAACTCGCGCGCTTCCAGAAGCTCCGTCTTACCCTGCTGTCTGGTCACGATTAGGCACACCTGGCGGGCCGACCAGCGGTCCTTTTCGTTACGGCCTAGAGACGCCCGGAAGATAGCCTCTTGCCAGGGCAGTAGGTCATAACCGTATGCCTCAATGAAGTCCATCCCGTCGTCCTCAAGCGAGGTAAAGAACGTCGGGTAGTTGCTAAGCCGGGGCGTTTGGAGGCCAACAAGCCCCTTCGCCTTCCATTCCTTAGCTTTCTCTTCAATCGGAATCCAAAGCTCATCCTCAACCGTGACGGACCGGATAGTCGGGATGCTCTCGACTATCTGCATCGCCATTAGTCGAAGTTCAGCCGCGCGCTAGTGGCTACCTCCCCACACTCAACGCACTTGTAGACCCGTCCGTAAGTGGACGTGAAGTCGCAAACGTCGCCCTCGCAGCCCCGCTTAAGGCACTGAGCCTCAGCGGGCCGGTACGCGCCATTCTCGCTACTCACTGTTCACCCTTTCAATGGCGAGTCGCGTCAACGCGCGGTACTCAGCCTCCGTGTATTCCTCGTCCCAGTCCTCGGCCTGCCATTGGCGCTTCTCGTACGCGCGCCCGCCCGGAATACGCCAGACGGGACAACAGCCGCAGGAGCGCCATTTAGACGACCGATTGAGCATCCCGGCACCCATCTATCTAGGACGCCTTCTCTGCCGCCTTAGCGGCGCGCTCAGCCCTCTTCTTGGCTAGCTCATCCCAACGGGAGTCCTCTTGCTTCGCCTTCGGAAGCTCGCCCAGGCCCATCTTCGACAAAATGTTGGCAAGAGTCGTGTACTGCTGCCGGTGCTCAGAGATAAGCGGGTTAATAACCTCGTCGCCGCGCTGGTTGTACGAAAGCAACCGCCCGTCGATTTCCTTATCAAGCTGATCTAGCCTGTCCGCGATCCGGCAAGCATTGAGCAGAAGCACCTTGGCCGGAGCGTCAAGTTCCCTTTCCTCGGCAATAGCAAGCCAGAGGTCAATACCGGCCAAGTTAAGGCCAGGTGGAACGCCGTTTTCCTTCGCCATAAGTCAATTACCCCTTCCGAAACACGCTGCTACCCGAGCCGTTAAGCCAACGGACAACCTTTTCGCGCTTATCGCCGTGTTTAGGCATAATGTCGCCAATAATCTCGCGGTTACTGTTCGCAATCGCGGCCTGACCGACCCGGCCAGTAGACGTAAAGAAAACCTGGACCCTGATTCCGTCCGGACGCTCATAGGAGACGTACTGCGGGTGCGCTCGACTCATGGGGAAGTCGCGCTTACTGAGCACCTTCCACCCGTTCTCAGCCGCAGCCGCCGATATCTGGCCGAAGTTCGACCGGTCTTTGGGCCGCTTCTGCTCAAACTCTTCCCTGGTGCCCTTCCGGGAGTCCCTTCCCCGGCTTCCACCCCTGTATGCGCCTGGCGCGTTACGTCCCATAGGTAAATGCCTCCTGAGCTGCGGTTTTAGCGCGCTTAGGCGCCTTAGTTTGAGCCAGAATTTCCAGAGAGAGAGGGATCGCT